GCTTCTAACCCACCGAAGGTAATAATACCTTCGGTGGGTTAGAAGCAGAAGCAAGGTTCGCTACTTGGAGGAAGGTATGACATTATTCTTTTTAATTATATTATTAAGTATAGTTGGTATCGCTATAATTCCGACCTTATTAGTAATGATTGTGAGTATAATTAGAATTATATTTGCATTGGGTTGGTTAGTTTTAGTATTTGGACTTATAGTCTACATATTTTTTATGAATTTTAATATAGGAGTTTTTCATGGCATGTGAAGTACGAGTAATTGAGGACAGCGAGAACCCATATAATGGAATTCGCCTAACCACCTTGCAATTAAGGTACTGGCGAAGTATCCATGCGGAATTTATGACCCACAGAGTGTTTAGTAGAAACGCATCAAGTTCAAGAGCAATACCAATATCCACGTTCTTGAAACAAGTATGGAATGATCCTGCTGGACCAATTCATTGGGGTGCGAATCAAGCAGGTATGAAAGCGAGAACCGAATTGACAGGTTATAAGAAATGGTTTGCGCAGTTTATGTGGAAGTTTACAGGTAGGGTTGTATGTTGTTTAGTATGGACTGCAAATAAGGTAAGTAGTCCTCATAAACAAGTATTCAATCGATTACTCGAACCTTGGCAATATATATCGGTGATAGTAACATCAACAGAATGGGATAATTTCTTTGAACTAAGAAATCACCCTGATGCTCAACCTGAAATCCAAGAATTAGCGAGAGAAATGAAAAATGCAATTAATAACTCTAATCCTACAAAACGTATTCATCACCTTCCTTATATCACTGATTCTGACTTGGTTGCTATGGGAGAGTCAAGAACCACCAGAAGATTAATGCAGATATCTACCGCTAGGTGTGCCAGAGTATCTTACTTCACCCATGATAAACAGATACCAGAAATAGAAAAAGATTTGGCATTGTATAATGCTTTAGTTGGATCGGTACCGATCCATGCAAGTCCAACAGAGCATCAGGCAACAGCACAGTATGAAGATACTTTCGATAAAAACTTCCGTGGTTGGGTGCAACATAGAGTTAAAGTGGAACAAGAAATTTATAGTAAAGGGAATAATAATGAAATTAAGTAATAAAAACCGTGCGGATATAAAGAAAAACCAAAATAAGAATTTTAAAAAGTTTCTGGAAGAAGCAAACCCGATGGTTACTAAAAAGATTGAACCATTTGATTTAATCTGGGAAACTCCTAAACGTAATAAATTACACTTTAATGTTTGGATTTACATATTAGTTGCAATCGTTGTTATTGTTGGGGTTATATGAGCAGATTACTAGATAAAAAAACTACATATACTATAGACTATCCAGTAGCAATAGAGTTTGCTAAACAGCAAGCAGAAATCTTCTGGTTGCCAGATGAGATTGAAGTAGAAAAAGATCTACACGATCTTAAAACAAATTTTACTGAAGCTGAATATCATGGAGTTATTTCTACTCTAAAGTTATTCACTATCTATGAATTATCAGTAGGTAATGACTACTGGCAAAACTATATAGGAAAAGTATTTCAACGACCAGACATTCAAAGAATGGCAGCAACATTTTCTTTCTTTGAACTTGGCGTACATGCTCCATTTTATAATAAAATTAACGAGGTATTGGGTTTAGATACAGATGAGTTCTACAACAGCTACATGGATGATGAAATCCTGAAGAATAGAATGGAGTGGATAGGCAAACGAGTAGAGAAAAGCGATACTGTATATGATATACTTAAATCTATAGGTATTTTCTCGATGATTGAAGGTGCTATATTATACAGTTCTTTTGCATTTTTGAAGCACTTCAATAATGTTGGGAAGAATAAATTAGTAAACGTCAATGCTGGAATTAACTTTTCGGTTAATGATGAGACTAAACACTCGGAAGCTGGTGCATGGTTATTCCAAACTTTGCTATTTGAATCAATACGAGATGGTGATATTACCTCACCTGATATTGGAAGATTACAGCAGGAGTTGGAAGAAACTGCAAGAGTTATTTTAGAGCATGAAACGGTTATCATAAGTAAGATATTTGAAAAAGGTAATATTAAAGGTATTACTGATAATCAGTTAATTAAATTTGTCGAATCTAGATTGGATAAATGCTTGAAAAATTTGGGATATCATGCTATATTTAAACCAAGTTATAACCCTATTGCAGAATGGTTTTATAAGGATGTAGATTCATCAGTATTACATGATTTCTTTGCTGGTCAGGGTTCTGACTATAACAGAAACTGGATTGAAGGTAACTTTAAATGGTAGATGAACATGATTATTTGACTCAGGACATGGTAGAATTTATGAAATGGGCAAATGATGAAGAATTACAAAATATAATAAATGAGGAAGAAGACATGGAAAAAGAAGAAGAAGTGAGATACCTACGGTTACGATTGGCAGAGTCTAAAGATGAAACTGAAAAAAGATATATACTTAAGCAATTAGAAATATTAGAATCAAAAGAATTAGGCGAAAATCAAACACTATTGGTAGAGTAATGGTCAAGGACAAAAGTATATACGATGAATTAGGAGAAGAACGTAAACTCCTACAAGAAGAAGGTAAATTACCTGATTGGGTTACAACTGCAGCATGGCAGATGCTAAAGGAGAATTATCTTTCTGCGAAATATCCTGACCTACAATCTGTTTATAGACGAGTGGCGAAACATGCTGCACAATATATGAAACAAGATGAAGAAGTCTGGGAAGATAAATTTTTTAATTTGTTCTGGAAAGGTTGGTTGGCAGCATCTACTCCAGTGTTAGCTAATATGGGAACAGGGGTTGGATGTCCTGTATCATGTTCAGGAGGTTATATAGGCGATTCTGTATTCGACTTCTATGATTCGAATAAAGAAGCGGCAGTTCTTTCTAAGAACGCATTTGGTACTTCTGGATATATTGGTGATATTAGACCTAGAGGTTCTAAGATTACAGGATTGAAAGGTACTGCATCAGGTGTTTTACCAGTATTTAAAAACTTTGTGCAAATGTCAAGAGACATTTCTCAAGGTTCGCAAAGAAGAGGTGCTTGGGCAGGATATATTGAGATTGATCATAAAGACTTTTATGAGTTAGTGACTTATATTGGTAAAAATCCAGATGATGCTAATATTGGATGGATTATCAGCAATGAATTTATCAAAAGACTAGATGCAGGTGATATCGATGCTATATCACGTTACCAGAAAGCATTGAAGTTAAAAATGGTCACAGGAAAAGGGTATTTCTTTTTTGTTGATAAAGTTAATGTACAGAACCCGCAAATGTATAAAGATAAAGGGTTAAAAGTATTGGCATCAAATCTCTGCACGGAGGTGACCCTGATGTCTGATTCTGACCATACCTTCTCTTGTGTATTATCATCAATGAATGCTTCTAAGTATGACGAGTGGAAAGATACGGATGCGGTATTCACTGCTACTGTATTCCTAGATTGTGTTAATCAGGATTTAATTGAGATAGGTAAAAATATAAAAGGTCTTGAAAAAGTTGTAAGATTTGCCGAAAAGTCAAGAGCATTAGGTCTAGGTATGCTGGGATTCCATACATACTTACAAGATCATATGATACCTTTTGAATCATTGGAAGCTCATTTAGTTAATATTGAAATCTTTAAACACCTTGATGAAGAATCTAAACGTGCTTCTGAATGGATGGCATATAAGTTTGGAGAACCTTTCTGGTGTAAAGGTTACGGTGTAAGAAATACGCATAGAATAGCAATTGCTCCAAACTTAAGTTCTGCTTTGATATGTGGTTCCGTATCTCAGGGTATCGAACCAATCTATAAAAATGCGTATGTCCAAAACACTGCTGCAGGTAAAATGGATCGTGTTAATCCTTCGTTACTAAACTTAATGAAAGAAAGGGGTGTTTATAATCCAGAAACTGTTAAAGATATTATTAAGAATAATGGTTCAGTGCAAGGGGTAGATTGGTTGACTGATGATGAAAAATTAGTATTCAAAACTGCATTTGAGATAGACCAGAAAATTATTATTAGACTAGCATCGACAAGACAGAAGTATATTGACCAAGCACAAAGTATCAATTTATTCTTTAGTGCAAATGAAGATGAAGAATATATAAGCGAAGTCCATAAGTTAGCATTTAAAGATGAATGGATTAAGTCATTATATTATATTAGGTCGGAAACTGGTGTACAAACCAGTAAAGGGGAGTGTACAAATTGTCACGGGTGATTTGGAGATAATATGAAAATTAAAATAAACAAATGGATTGAAATAGAATCCAGCAACGGTAATGCTGTAAATCTTACATACGATGAAGCGAAAGAGTTGTATATCAACCTTCAGAGTGAGTTTGGTGAACTTTCTGAATCATGTATATCTTATCCACCAGGAGTAAGGGTTGATACTGCATTTAAGGCTGACACTACACCACCGCCTTTGAGAGTTGGAGATATTACAACTTGCAATATCCGCGGGGAAATTAAATGGCATTTGTAAAAATACAATCGGCAAGTACGGGATACGCAACTATACAACCACCTTCTTTAGGTGCTGATATCACGTTAACGACTCCATCAACAACAGGAACGTTGACAACAACTGCCGATGTTGCTACAATATTACAAGTTAATATTTCGGCAGATTATAGTATCACTTCAGCAGATATAGGTAAAATGATTTACCATCCAGGAACTGATACTACGGCAAGAACAGCGACTATACCATCAGGATTATCTGTTGGTACTACTATTGTGTTTGTCAATGACACGAGTGCAGGAGTGTTAAGCATTGCCTGTACAGAAACTTTGATGATTGCAGGTGCGGGTACGACAGGCTCTCCACGAGCATTGGCTGCCTCTGGTATGGCGACTGCTATAAAAATATCATCGAGCAAGTGGTTACTTAATGGTGCAGGTCTAACATAATGGGTGGATTGTTATCTGTCATTGCAAATAGTTCAAGTGGGACGGTAGTTTCTAGTAGTGTGATTTTATCTACTGTTGGTACTTATACTTGGCAAGTTCCTGCTGGTGTTACTTCTATATCTGTAGTTGCAGTTGGAGGTGGAGGTGGAGGTTATAACCCAGTTTGTGCTTGTGGTACATTAGGAAACGGTGCTGGTGGAGCATTAGCATACGCAAATAATATTTCTGTAACCCCACTACAGACAATAAATTATACAGTAGGTATTTCAGGTTCTGGTGCATCTAGTTTATCAGGTGGTACAAGCACCTTTGGTACTTATGTTAGTGCTGGTGGTGGTTTAACCGCTGTTAGCGGAACTGGCGGTGCTGGTACTGTTTTAATTGGTACTGGTTTTGCTGGTGGAAATGCTATAAGTGGTAGCACTGGATTAGGTGGTGCTGGCGGAGCTGGTGGTTATAACGGTGTTGGTGCTCAAGGTAATGCTGTTGCTGTAACTGGTTCTGGTGCTGGTTCTGGTGGGTGGGATACTATGAGTAGTACAGAAGTGGGTGGTGGTGGTGTTGGATTATTTGGGAATACTGGTACTGGAACTACAAAAGGAAGTGGTGGTTCTGGTGGTGGTTCTGGTGGAAACTATACAGCACCTCATGGTGGTAATTATGGTGGTGGTGGTTCTACCACCACCACTATGCACACAATAGGTGGTCAAGGTGCTATTCGTATTGTATGGCCAGGAACTACACGACAATTCCCATCTACAAATGTGAGTACAGTTTAATGAATTTATACATAAAATTAGAAAATGGTCAACCAATAAATCATCCAATGTTTGAGGATAATATTCTGCAATGTTACCCAGATATTGATTTGAACAATACAGAATTATTTGCACCATTTAATAGACTAGAAATACCATCTAGGAGTGACCTTCCTGTTGGAATTTTTCAAGTATTGGAAACTAGATATGTTTTGTCAAATGATGGTATATCCTATGAAGACCAATATTATACGCGAGATATGGATGCTGATGAAATATCATACACGACAAATGTTAAAATTGACACATTAAAAAATAGTGTTTCATCGCTAAAATCTATGGTTCTTGTGGACATAGATACTGCATCTGAAATAGATAAACCAGTATGGCAAGCATTTTATGATGAATTAGATGCTATAACGGATTCTGAAATAGAAACTGACCCATTTTCATTTAACATCCCTAGAATACCAAAAAAAGATACAAATGGTACTTGGGTATCTTTACAATCATCTGGGAGTGCACCTAATGTTATTGGCTAATCCATTACAAAACCTCGGCGATATTAAAGGTACGATGTACGACTTTGAAAAAGCCGGAGATATTCTACCTAAACATGTACACACTGAAGATGATGTACATATCACAATAGTTACAAGAGGTAAACTCAAGGCATATTCACATGACTGGGAAATTGAAGCACTCCCAGGACAACTCATTGACTTTAAAGTTGGTGAACCACATGAACTGATGGCACTTGAGGATAACACAAGAATCTTTAATATTTTAAAGAAACATAAAGGTATACCAAACGATTATAATACTGGAGAGTAACGTGAAGAAGATTATACATATTAACCAACATGTAATTAAAGCAAATGCCAAAACAGGTGACAGAAATCCTGTTATTACTTGCAAGACATATAAAGAAAATGTTTATGGGCATGAAGTAGAATTTACAAATGGAAAAGTAGTCTACAGTCCAGACAAACCATTAGCATGCGGTGCAAAAGTTTGGATAGAAACTAACGATGAACTAAATATAAGAACTGATGAGGGTTGGAGGAAACTATGAGAATAATATACCTATTACTATTAATATTATTAATGGTAGCAGATGCAGATGCAAAGGTTCCTTCAAATACAGTTAGAACTACGGATATTAAAGACATTTGTACTACACTGACAAGCACAATAAGAAACGTACCACAATCTGTTAAGAAAGCAGTATATAAAAGAGATGGTGGGGATTTAAGTAAATCGGGAAGTTATGAAGTTGATCATCGTATCAGTTTAACTGTGGGTGGTACCAACGATATTAATAATTTGAAATTGCAATCGTATACAGGTAGTTGCAATGCACACCATAAAGATAAGTTAGAAGTAAGGTTCCATTCTCTTGTATGTAAAGGTAAGTTAAGTGTATCTGATGCACAAGACACTCTTTATAATAATTGGGAAGATGGATATAAAAAACACATAGATGCAAATGGATGCAAATAGGAAAATAAAATGAGTGCAAGTAAAACTTTCGATTGTCAATCATGTGAGACAGAAGGCAAAATAACTATCCGTACAGAAGATGTCCACTTGGAAGATATTACATATTGTCCAGTATGTGGTGCTAGTATATTTGATATTGATGATTCAGACGAGTAATGACTTGGTATTACAGGGATGTTGAGGTAACAGAATTACCTGATAAGTGTGTGGGTTATGTGTATCTTATAACCTGCATACCAAATGGTAGGAAATATATTGGTAAGAAACTTGCCAAGTTCTCTAAGACTACAACTAAAACAATTACTCTTAAAGATGGAACAAAGAAGAAAAAGAAGATCCGTTCAAAGGTGGATTCGGACTGGAATACTTATTATGGGTCTAGTAATGAGTTATCTCTGGAAGTATCTACACTTGGGGTAGAACAATTCAAACGCGAAATATTATATTTCTGCACATCAAAAGCATCATGTTCCTACCTTGAAGCGAAGGAACAGATGCTCCGCAACGTATTAGAGTCAAATGACTACTATAATAACAATATCATGATTCGTGTACACGGTAATCATATACGGGATAAAGACCTGATTGTTTCTTTCTAGTAATTAGTAAATTTCTTAAATAAACCAAAATAAAGCTTTACTTATTTGTAAAATCCAGTATAATGAACTCATATTAGAAAATTATTGAGGAATTATAAAATGAAAAGTTATTATGTTGAAATTAATTACAGAAAAGGTCCATCCTTCTCGTGTGGTAAAATCCAAGCAGAAACTTGGCAAGAAGCCAAAGTAAAAGCATTAAATTATGCAATGGACAATGGTTTTAATCATGCCGTAAAAAAATTAACAGTGAAAGAGGAATTATAAAATGAAAAAGTTGTTTTTAGTATTGATTGTATTATTATTGACTGCTTGTGACTATCACAAATATTCAGAAGATAAAACAGTTTCTGCTCCAACTACTTTGAACGAAGAACAAATTGACCGTCATTTGATGAAAGAAATTGGTTCATTACCATACGAACAATTAGTAGTGGCATTCTTTAATAATAATGAAGTTATAGATATTGGTTCAGTTAATAATGGTAACCAAAGTGAGGTTCAAATCTCATTCAATGACATTTTTCATGAATGTATGGTTAGAAAATGTAATGGTATCATTATTGCCCATAATCACCCTGATAAACCATTTGCGCACCCTTCACAGGCAGATACACAAATTTCAGTTAGATTTAAGGAAGTATTGAAAAAACATAACATCAATTTGATTAACAGTATCATAGTTACAAAGTATGATACAACTTGGATATTATAAGGGGAGAATGAATATGTTACAATTTGTACAGTATTTCGTGGTTTTAGGTTGTGTGTTTGGTTTATTTACATTAACTGTTTCAGATGTTTTAGATTATTTGGGTAAAATAAAATGAAAATTTTTATAGTAACTGCATATCGTTGGGGTAATAAAGAGTGTCATAGTTATGTGCTTGGTGCATTTGATAATAAAGAAACTGCTATTGAACAAGCAATAAAAGAAAAAGAATGGAGAGGTGGTAAGTATGATTGTGAAGTCGTTTGTATGGAATTAAATGAATCTTTACAATATAAAAATTATGAGGTAGTTTACAAAATACCATATTCGGAGCAGTATAATGAGAAACCCAGTAGCAAAGGTGCTGAGAACACCTAGATTTAAAATTCAAGTAGTAAAATCCAAAAAACTTTATAACAGAAAGGTGAAAAATTATGAGTAAAATAGATTACAATGATGGTAAAATTAGAAAACTTGTAAAAGATATTCTAACTATTACAACTGCAAATATAGTCTTTACAAAGAAAGACGGTACAGAAAGAGTAATGCGTTGTACTCTTAATAGTGCTATGATTCCTGCAGATAAACATCCAAAGTCAGATTCGACCGTTAAACCTCGTACAGATGCGGTACAAGCAGTATATGACTTAGACGCTGACGGTTGGAGATCATTTTCTTGGGATTCTGTAATTGAGGTGAATGCATGAGTGAAAAAACATCAACGAGTTCTATTGTGGCAGCCTTCGTGGCAATAGTAGTGCTAATATTAATACTAGCATCGTTACCTGCAACTTTTATATGGGCACTGAATACGTTATTCCCATTACTTACAATCGAATTGTCATGGAGCACCTATTTTGCATCTTGGGCGATATTAGGATTAATTAGACTTTTAACTACAACAGTGAGAAAATAACATGGCAGTGATCAATAATCCAGTAGACCGTAAAAAAATTAAAGATGCACTTATACAGATAAGTGATTCTTATACAAGAATCGAGGCAGAACGCGAACTAATAAAGGATATTGTTGCGGATATATCCGAGAAATTTGAGTTGGAAAAGAAGCATATTATCCTGAACGCAAAGGTATATCATAAGCAAAACTATTCGGAACAGGTAAGCAATTCGGAAGAGTTCCAAGAACTTTACGAATCTTTATTCGAAGTGCAATAAACCGCTTTACTTTAAACGAAAAAGGTAGTATACTGGTTTTTTATTGAGGAATTATCCTATGTCTGAAGAAGTTAAATTGAGTAAAAAAGAACAGTATGCTGCCAATAAGAAAGATAAAGCAGCAGAAATTAAAGAAAAACGAAGAGAATTGGCATCCAAGATGAGTGGTGGTGCAGAACCCACCACGAATCCATTGGATTACAAATTGTCATTGTTGATTGCAATGAATTGGTATAATATCAATGCTGATTATAAGAAGTATAGAGAATGGTTAAATGATTACCTCATTTCTACCAATAGAAAGAAAATTATAACTTTATTGAATAAGGTATCAGATTATGAAATAAAATCTGTCGGTACGATCTGCAGATTGAAATCTAGAGATCAGTTTCTAGAAGATAATGAATTAAATTTCATTGAAACTAAGATAAGTGAATTGTTGGATTATTTGTCTAATATTACAGAACCTGTAGTTGTTATACCAGATACTGCACCTAAATTGGTAGTTGATAAAGTCCATATCGAATCTATTCGGTTGTCTGAAGCATTTGAAGATGCCATTGATGAATTTACTTCCAAGAAGAAAAGTTTATTCAATGCAACAGATTACTTGAAAGTAAACCAAGTTGCTGCACCTGTATCTAAAAAGATTGGAGTGTTTTATACTGGGTTGTTGAATGAACTCAAAGAAGTATTGGAAGGTAAAGATGAACAACTGGTAGAAGGTTACTCTAACTTTACAAAATCACAACTAAAGAAGTTTGTTACATTTATTGAATCAATTGTCAATGCATGTAACCAACAAGTAGTTTCTTCAAGAGTTAGTAAACCAAGGATTAAGAAAGCAGTTCCACCTGAAAGGGTGGTTGCTAAGTTAAAGTATCTTAAAGAATTCGATGAACTGGGTATTAAATCGGTCAAGGCAACTGCTGTTGTAGAATCCAATGAGGTCTGGTTATATAATACTAAAACAAAAAGATTGTTTGTGTATAAGTCTGCCGAGGGTAATAAGTTATCTGTTAAGGGTACTGCAATTACTGGATATGATATCAAAGAATCTGTATCAGTTTGTTTAAGAAAACCAGAAGAATTCTTTAAATCTACAACTTTAGCAAAACGTGCATTGGGAACTGCATTTAAAACTATTAAAACTAAACCGTCTCCTGCAAATGGTAGAACCTGTGATACAATGATTATATTAGGAGCATTTTAACATGATATTGATTGACTATAGTCAAGTATCTTTGGCAACTATTCTGTCCTTTAAGAATGAGTTGAATAAATCACAAGAGGAAGTTAAAGATCTAATTAGACATATTGTGTTGTCTACTATCCTTAACTATAAAAAGAAGTATGGTTCCCAGTATGGTAATATTGTTATTTGTTGTGATGGCAGAAAATACTGGCGAAAAGAAGTATTTCCATACTATAAAGGTGATAGGAAAAAGAACAGAGAGAAGTCTGACTTTGATTGGAAACTGATATTCGAAGTATTAGATCAGATGCGGGCAGACTTGAGGGAATTCTTTCCATACAAAGTTATTCATTTAGATAGAGCAGAAGCAGATGATGTTATTGCTATATTAACTGAGTGGTCACAAACTAATGAATTAGTTCAAGATGGTTTATATGAAAGACCACAGAAGAATATAATCATTAGTTCAGACCACGACTTTCTGCAATTACAGAAGTATGAAGGGGTAGCACAGTTCTCTCCAAATACCAAGAAATTGATAAAGATGAGTCATAAGGATTTATATGTGAAATATATAACACACATAGTTAAAGCAGGTGATGATGGTATACCGAATATATTGAGTAAAGATGACGTACTTGTTACGGAAGGTGTCCGACAAACTCCAATGAGTGCTAAACGACTTGAAGAATTTATCGAACAGGGTAAAGATGCTTGTAGGAATGATGATGAACGTAGAAACTGGGATCGTAACGAAACCTTAGTATCATTTGCCAAGATACCTGAAGATATTAGAGAAGAAATCTTAAGTGAATATATAAAAGGTACACAGAATATAGATCGCATGCGAATTATGAGTTATCTTATTAAAAACAAGTGCAGATTATTACTTAACAGTTTAGAGGAATTTTAATGGCGAAGATGATAACAGAAATATTGGATGAGATTAATGCTGATCCTACTACAATTGCAAAATATAAAGATAATGGAGCATTGAAAATATTATTTGAATATGGATTTGATCCATCAAAGAAATTCGTATTACCTGAAGGTATACCACCGTTTAAAGAAGACCCAGCACCATTAGGTATGAGTCCAGGGAATTTATTAATGGAAATGCGTAGACTTTATATCTTCTGTAGAACTGATTTAAATCAACTTAGAAAGGAATCATTGTTTGTACAATTGTTGGAAGATATCCACCCATTAGAAGCGAGGTTGATGTTGGCAGTAAAAGATCAAACAATACATAAGTTATATAAAAAGGTAACTCATAAGTTAGTATATGAAGCAGGACTAGTTTCGGTTGCTCCACCAGAAAAGGTAAAGAAAGAAAGAAAAAAGTCTGTGACGACTGGTCAAGAGGACTTACCAGAGGCAGAAGTGTTGTAACAAAAAGATTAATTATAGATAAGATAAATGATTGTTTCTTTCTAGTAATTAGTAAATTTCTTAAATAAACCAAAATAAAGCTTTACTTATTTGTAAAATCCAGTATAATGAACTCATATTAGAAAGTTATTTGGAGATTATTATGAACGTATTAGAAATGATGAAGCAAGATATCAACAGTGTTAAAGGTTTAGAAGTTGAATATGATTTTGGTGGTTCTGAACCAATTATCGATACCATTGCCAATGTTAGAGTTGACAATTATGATGTGTTGATGAATGGAGAAAACAATGTGGCAAAAGTATATGCTATTTCGTTTAGTGAATTTCCAGATTCATTTTACGTGATGCATAAAGATGTTAAACTTGTTGAAAACAGTTTAATCAACGGTTGATATTTGGTAATACCGAATGTATAATATTGACATACTAACAAATAGAGAGATTTGAAATGAGAGTATTTGTAGTGTGGTATACTTCTTATAGTTGTGAACGTGAAATGGAATGTATTTTTGCCACAGAAGAACTTGCAGAAGCATTTGTTGCAAATAACCAAAGCAACACTTATTCATATGAAATTGTAGAAACTCATGTCTATGGAGATTATTATGAATAAAGAGAAATATGTTTATAATGTAATGTATTATGATGATTCTTATATGGAAGAACCAACTATCGCAGGTACTTTTGAAGATGAGCAGACCGCATATACTTTTCAAACGTGGAGGTATGAGTCTGAATTCTATTACATAGAAAGAGAAGTTGTATAATTAAACGGCAATACCTGAAGTCGTTAGGATTATGGATACATAGTCGAAGATGGCAATAATTATGAGATATTAGTTTAATGGTAAAACTCCATCCTTCCAAGTTGGCGTTATCAGTTCGATTCTGATATATCTCTCAAAATTATATAATAGGACAATATTATGAGAAATCCGGAGAATAATGTGTTTAAAACAGTAAAAGTGAATAAGGAAGAGTTGCTAAGTGTTGTGCGAGAAAATCTTGAAAAACATATTGCACAATTTGAAGAATCTAAAGAAGATTATCTAAAGGCATTAACTTGTGTATCTGAGCAAAATGTAAAGATTTCTAATAAAAGATTAAAACAATCTTTAACTGGTAAGATTGATGGTGAGTTATCTTGGAAACAATTGCCACCCGAACCCGTTTCATTTGAAGCAGAATATAATAGGGCAATTCGCATGCTTGAAATGTCAGTAGAGACTGATTTAGATGTAGAAGCACAAGTGTTTAACCAATTAGCATTAGACGAGTGGTCTTGGAAAAATCAATTTTTAAATGTGTCAACATTAGTTAAGGGTATGATATAATGAGTGAAGTTACACCAATCCGCAAACAAGTATTGATTGCACAGATAGCAAGAAAAACAGTATCTGCTGGTGGTATTATTATTGAAGGTGCGAGGTCTGTAGCAGACAATGAAACTGCAAGAGTATTGGCAATCGGTTCAGAAGTAACTGATGTTCAAGTTGGTGATGAAGTATTAGTAGATTGGGCAAAAGGTAGTCCAGTTACTATTGATGGGCAACAAAGAATTATTATCAAGGAAGAGTTCATTATTGTTGTAATAGACAGAGATTAAAATTATGTTAGGTTATATCGGAACAAAGATGATACAAGCAGGAATATTAATATCAGTAATAATATTATCACCTGTAATCATTTATGCTTGTATCAAGGAAGAAATAGAATTTAGGAAAACACATTAACTAAGAGGTGGGTAAAATGAATGCAATTGGATATTTTTTGATAGCAGTAATGATTTTTGTGCTGATTCAAATGGAAATTGATTCTCAGAACCCATGTTCAAGTTTTTCTAAAAATCCTTCAGAGTGCAATTCCGATATGATTCGACAGTGAGGTTTAAGTGAAAGAGAGATGGATTATTAGTGATACGCATTTCGGGCATCAAAAATGTTGTGAATTTACTCATCATGATACTGGGGTTAAAACAAGACCTTGGACTGATGTTGAAGAAATGAACGAAGATATGATTCGTATGTGGAATGAAGTTGTAAATCCAGGAGATCGAGTTTATCATCTTGGAGATGTTGCGATGCAAGCAAAATATCTTCCCATTCTAGATAGATTGAATGGGAAGAAAGTATTAATAATGGGTAATCATGATATTTTTGGTGCAAAAACCTATCTAAAATACTTTGAAGATATTAGGGGTTATTCTGTTCACGATGGAGTTATAATGAGTCACGTACCCGTCGTTAAAGATAGATGGAAAATGAATATACATGGTCATTTACACACAAACGTGATTGACGATCCTTGGTATCAAAACGTATCGGTAGAACAGATTGGGTTCAAACCAATTTTATTAGAAGAGGTATTAAAAAGACTATGAGTAGTTGGGAAGGTGGTAAAGGTAGTAAACCAAGACCAGTATCAGACCGTAAAAAGTTTGAAGATAACTGGGATGCTATCTTCGGTAAGAAGAAAGAAAAAGAACCTAAAGAAGAACCTAAATTATGAGACCAGAAACAGCATATCAAATAGTAAGAAATGGGATGAAGGTATTTTATTATTCTCGCGATACAATGCCTAAACATAGGTTATTAGATAAAAGATTTGAACAAGCTGTAGATGTGTGTTTAAGAGTTGCTCAGCAGGATGAAGATCCTGAGTATAAGACTACTAATGCGTATTACGAGATTGATGGTATAGATGATATTTTAGCAAATCTTCATTACATTTCTGATCGTTGGAATTGTGTTGGCAGATTGTTTTATTTGAAAGATGTAATTAACTATATGAGGAATGAAAATGGCAGTAGCAATTAAAAAGTGTACTTGTAAAGAAGGTCAAGCAGCGAAATTCCAAGACAAAGAATATGGTCAAGGTAATAGGGTAATGAATGAAGATGCCAAGAAAGGTTATAGTTGTTCAGTATGTGGATCTAAACACAAATAAAAAGCTTTACTTTTTTTAATTTATGGTGTAAAATAGATCATAAATTATTAAAAGTGAGTATATTATGTCAAAGATAGTCAAAACGAAGTTTCAGAAAATATCAGAATTCGGTGGTTGGGTCGGTATGATCCTGATCCAATCATCGACCATCCCCGTTTCAATTAGCATTATCCGTGGTAATGTTGAACGAATCCCTCCAGTCGATATGACTTTAATGATTTGGGTAGGACTATTCCTATTCTTGATCAGGTCTATTGCTAACAAAGATAACTTATACATTGTGTCTAATGCGATTGGGTTCTTTCTCCAAACAATTTTATTAATATTAATTGCATTCAGATGATTGTTGTCATTTTGGAAATAGTAAATTTCTTAAATGACGCAAAATAAAGCTTTACTTATTTGTAAAATCCAGTATAATGAACTCATATTAATTAGTTATGGAGAAAAACATGAAATCAACTACCCCAATTCAAGACAAATTAGAATTAGCTTTCGGAATGTTAGCTGAAGTTCGTCTTTACAACCAAAAGAAAAATTATTTAGATTCAAACTCTGTTGCAGTTGAAGCAGCAAGAATCGAAAGATGTGTTGAACACTTCTACAAAGAAGAAAAACACGATCTTCAGTACCCTGAATATGCTTTACAGTTCATACAATTTAATTGCAAAGATATTCTTGGTACAACTTATGATGGCGATTGGTTAGATGGTATCAAAGACGTCGACTATGTGGATGGAGATGGAGAATAAAATGAAAATTAATAAAAGCAGTTGGCACTATAGATTGGTAAAACTAGGAGACCCTTGGGATATACCAGATGATTTATGTTCATACGTCAGGTTGCTAATTTGGAACATAATGGGAGTTTCATTCACCTTTGCACTGGGTATCTTTTTAGTAGTTGTTGGAATATGGTCTCCGATACATTTAGTATTATACGGTATCCCAGACCAGCAATCCGCATTATATGGATTTTATATTATTGGTTCAATGGTTGATGTAGCGGTTTTAATTTGCATTATATTCTACATTATTGACTGGGTCAGAGAATATCTATTAGAGCATCGTGAAGTTAAACCTCCAAAACCTATCAAAGAACCATCTTTTATTAAAAAAGCATGGAAAGGTTTTAAAGAGAAAACCTGTTATAAAATTGATTTTGAGGATTGATATGAGAAAATTAGCAAGCGTACAAAAGATTATTGATATTAAACCAATTGAAGGTGCAGATTTAATCTGTGCGTATAAAGTATTGGGATGGTGGGTAGTTAGTAAAGTAGGTGAATTTAAAGTTGGTGATTATGTAATCTATTGTGAAATTGATTCTTGGATCCCAAATGCGATTGCACCGTTCCTATCAAGAGGTAATGAACCGAGAGAATATGAAGGAGTTAAAGGTGAGAGATTAAGAACTGTGAAATTGAAAGGTGCCACTAGCCAAGGTTTGATTTTAAACGAGGATACACTTGACCAGTTCAACTTATGTTACTTGATAGAAACTGGAATCCTACCGTATAAAGAAGGTACTGATGTTACAGACTTACTTGGTATATTAAAATGGGAACCTCAAATACCGGCGCAATTAGCAGGTCAAGTTAGAGGTACATTTCCATCTTTTATTAGTAAGACAGACCAAGAACGAATCCAGAATTTACAATCAGAAATTACTGAAGAATATGGTAAACGTACCACTTTTGAAGTAACGGTTAAATTAGATGGTTCTTCATTTACTGCATATTATAATGGTGATGACATTGGAGTATGTTCACGCAACCAAAGTTTGAAACTCGACCAAGAAGGCAATACCTTTGTTGATATAGCAAAGTCTACTGGTTTACTTAATGCCTTACAAACTTATGGCAAAAATATCGCAGTACAAGGCGAGTTAATGGGTCCAGGTATCCAGGGTAACCGAGAGAAACTTAGCAAGCACGATTTGTTTATCTTTGATATTTACGATATTGATAATGGCAGATATTATACAGCTAAAAGTAGAGAGGACATTATCGAAAGACTTAGAGATTTTGGATATACTGGTAGTGTCGTACCAGTGGTAAAACTAGCAACAGCATTGCCAACGGATAACATTGATGAATTACTTAAATTATCCGAAGGTCCATCCTTAAATCATTCTATTCGTGAGGGATTGGTATTTAAACGAAATGATGGTGAATTTTCTTTTAAAATTATTAACAACCAATTCTTATTGAAGGAAAAGTGATGCCTATACCAATAGATCCAAAAGTAATATTAGATATAAAAATAAAGATACAATCTAAATTGGCTTATGCTTCTAAGGCATACAAATATTATGAAGCGATTCCATGGGACAAAGCTTATATTGCAGGGGGCGCAATAGCATCTATGATCCAAGGCGAAGAACCAAAGGATTATGATGTATATTTTATCGAAGAACCTATATTTAACATTATGCAAACAGTTAGGACCGTGTTGATTACTACTTATAAAGATGAGATTGAAGATGTTCAAGAACATTATCGTGAGTATATGGGTACAGATGGTAAAATGATTACAGAGAATGCTATTACCATGAAGGATGGTATATCATTTATATTCAAAAGTTATGGTGCACCTGAAGATATGAAAAAGTCATTTGATTATCTTCATTGTACACCACATTACCATATAACGGAAAATAAATTATACATTAGTCCTACAGCGTACTGGGCATGTGTTGCAAAACTATTGATTATCAATAATCCATTCAAAATTGAACAATGGCGGACAGATAAGTTCTTGAAACGGGACTACAGAGAACATAAGATTAGTTCATTTTAAGAAACAGTCTATTTCCATTATAAAGTAAAATAAAGCTTTACTTATTTGTAAAATCCAGTATAATGAACTCATATTGTTAATTATTGAGGAATTTTAAAATGAGTATAGCGAGTTATGTGTCTTTAGGAATAATCTTTGTTGGTTTCGGTGTTGTTTATTACATCCAATACAAATTGAAACAAATCTTAACTAATTATTATTTGGGTTTGGGAGAATAAAATGACTAGACAAGAACAATTTAGAGAAGAATTAAAAGCATTACTAGGCAAATATGATGTTGAGATATCACTTGAGCAAGTTGATTTTGATGTGAACGTAATAGAATTTTATTCTAAGCCAGAATCTTATGAAGACAACGGAACTCCTATCGGTGATATTGATTTTCAATGCAGATGTTTTGATAAGGATGGAGAATAAAATGAATAGAATTGACGAAGACCTATTAAAAAGACAAACTCGAGAAACTGTTGTAAGATTAAATGATGATTTATGTATTGATCAATCGGGTGATGATTATCACGTTATGGTATGGTGTGCTGGTGCTGGTGTTTGGATTTCTTATAATGTTTTTAAAAATTTAGAAGAAGCTGTGGCTTGGGCAAGTATTCCGGAGAATGTAGCATGAATGATTCATGGGCAATTACTGAAGTTATAAAATATTATGAAGACGACGATTGTCCGTTCAGTTATACTGTCGCTGGATATTTAGATGCAAAAGCTGATATCAGCGAAGAGTGGAAAAATCTTTTTATTGCATATAAAAATGGAGAATTTACTCCTGCTGATTGTAGATTTATGTTTAGTTTTTAAATTAAATGGAGAATATGGTGAATATGGTGAATAAAAAATTGTTAGTTTTATTAATTGATGTGATGTTGTTTATATTGCTGGCATCATTCCTGTGGTTTGTTTCTTCTTGGGTGATTTTGGTAATTGCAATACCAGTGCTGTTTTTAGTTGTTGACCATTACATTGTTATGCGTGGTTGTTATTTGGAGAACAAATGAAAAGATATAATGGAGCAAACGGTTACCCAGAAATGGTTGAGTCACCGAACGGTCATTGGGTAACATTCCACGACCACAATCTGGCTTTACTTGATGCAAACAAAAGTAAAGAACGCAAATGGGAAGACACTTGTAGGGTAGTTGATAATATCACAATAGAATATGAGGAACAGTTATCTAAACAACAAACTATTATTGTTGGTTTGTCTTCTGCATTATTCTTGATTGTAGGTGTGTTTATTCTGAACTGGATTTGATTATGATGTGGAACTCTTTTAGGTTTAAGACAGATGCTCAAATCAACATGATAATGTCTAAAGCATTTGCATCTGGTGAATTGCTTCTTTACACTCAAACCAAAAAGAATTGAAAAGAAGAAACAACAAATTTAAGAAATGCTGAGGTGATGATGAGTAAAGAAAGAGAGTTATTGAAGGAAGCATTATATGTGATTGGAGAATATACAGAAGATGCACAAGAAAGAGCTGATATATTAATTACTAATATAAAAGAACTCCTAACCCAACCTGAGCAGACTGAGCCAGATCCAGACATAGATTATATTGTAAAGGAAATCCACAAAAAATGTTTCCACCAGTCCTTAAATACTGCACCTGTTATAACAGTAAGAGATGCCTTATCTATTTTCAGGAAGCATCTTAAGAACAAAAGGACTCCTAAGGTGAAATCATTATTTACCCTGAAAGAATTAGACTCATTTGAAAAAGCAGTACAACAATCCGAGAATTTAGGAAAAATGTATGATGAACTTTGACGGTATACCTCAATCCTTGGCAACAAAACCCAGACCAGCGTTTAATGGAGAAATTGATTGGTCACACCCTCAGTTACAATCTTTACTAAGTAATAATGCAAAACTAGAGTTATACCTGAAAATACTTGAGGATATATTAGATGACCCATATTATGAGCAAAGTATTGGGGATGCTGAACATTGGCAACCTATTCATGATAAAGCATTAAATCTGGTTCAATCACTGGATTATTCGGTGTCATGGTTACAGGATTTTGAAGAATATTATTATGCTAAACACGGTAAAGAAAAAGCGCGACGCTCATCTTTAAAAACTTTATTTCTAACATTAAAACACAACTTGGAATAAACAATGAGCAATAAAATATTTTTATCAAGAGAAGATTTGGATAAAATCCAAAATATATTACAACGAGTACTGGGTGACCAGGAAAAGACCTTGACATTAACGGAAGATAGAATGGCAGGTATTGGTTCAGTGCTTACCCTATCATTTGATTATAATGTTGATGGGATCCCAGGAAAGTATTCTACTGAAATTTCAGGTGTGGAGGCTTGGTAATGACTAATTCACCACAAGCTGTCTATGGTAAGTGGACGGGATATAATAATGTACCCATACCTGCCGTTGATGGAGTTAATATAACAAGTACACCTCAAGGCAACGATTATTTTAGTAATCAATACTTGAATGGGGATGGGATGAAACCAACTTTTAATAGTGTACCAATTTCCGGTGTAGGCATCGTATCAAATTTGGTTTTGCCTAGAATTGCATACGATGATATGGATGAGCAAGAAATAAAAAAGATATTGGTTCACGATTTAGCTGAAAAGATATATAAGTTTGGTTATGTCGAGTTCACTAGAGTACCAGACCATAGAGGTGATATGGTATTAAGAGGAAGAATATTCGTTACGCCTAATGCCAAAGTGACATTGCTAAGGACAATTAATCCAGATTTATTCAAATAGGAGAACCATGAAAACATATCGGGCACGTGACCTTCATAAAGGTCATGTTATTATCAAAGAAAATGAACAATTAGTAGTTGATAGAGTAGATATAACAAGACGCGGTAATATACTTGTATGGATCAATAACAGAATTAACGAAGTGCTAACGTATGATCCAATGGATGTGGTGATATTAAAATGAAACTTAAAAAATTGATGAAGAAAATGTATAAAGCGTGCTTGGAGCACGATAAAGTAAAAGAAAAGAAATTATGGTTAAAGGCATTGAAAAAGTCGTTAAAGGGTAAACCAACTCACCGTATTAAATAGATTAGTATCGTTTCAGGAAACAGTCTATTTCCATTATAAAGTAAAATAAAGCTTTACTTATTTGTAAAATCCAGTATAATGAACTCATATTGTTAATTATGAGGAATTTTGAAATGAGAGATTATAAACCGAAAGAATTTAAACCATTTGAAGAGAAATTATGGATGATGGTTCTTCTTCATATAGTCTTAGGTGCATTATTTGTGTGGGGGTTATTGACATGACAACAGTAGCAGAATTGATTGAATATCTACAAACTTTGAGACCTGAGACAAGTGTAATGGTGTTAGTTGGAGAGAACGACCATTATTTAGATTATACAACATGGGAATCTTTGATACTCCCCGAAATAGAAGAAAGTGGTGCATATAGGGATTATTCTGATACAATTGATTATTGTAGTCGAGATGAACCAGTAATTTGGATAGGGAGACAATAATGACAATACTCCGCATTCAACCAATTTACTATAAAAAGTCTGATTATGTAGGATTGGAGAATATTTCCGAGGAAATTTATGATACAATAGCACGATACGTCAATGACCACAATAAATTCGGTCATAGTTTTGATATGCAAGATATCGAAGAGGGTGAATTTATAGTAACGATTGATTGGAGAAGTAAGTATGAATGAAAAGATTAAAGATGTTTATATAAAATTTCACACTAAAAGAAGACTTTTCATCGAAGAAGAAACTGAGAAAGTATTTCAAGAAATGGTTGCAGACAATTGGTCTGATTCGCCAACCACTAGAAAGGAAGCATTATTTGTAGTAATGAGTAAACGAAATGAGCAAACGGATTTTGAAGAATTTGCTGAGTTGATTATTAAGGAACATCTTTTGGTATGGAACCGAATGTATAACGGTAATAAAGTCGAAGGCTACGTTGAGATGGAAGATTATCCTAGAGCTATTTTAAAATACTTTGGAATTACTAGGAGTACAAAATGAACGATAGAATATTAGCACTTGCTGAAAAGTGTTACACAACAAAATATAACCCATTCGGTGCTGATGAAGAATTATTTGATGCAGTAAAGTTTGCTAACCTGCTATTACAAGACGTATATGATATACTATCGTCTTATCACGGTAAGGTTGAATTTGTTGATTTAGAACATCCAGAAGTACATCCTATTACACGATTGAAAAAACATTTAGGAGATAAGAATGAATAAAGATTTAGATTTAGGTGAATTGTATAAGGAGCATAAAGTTGGAGCATCGGGACTTTCAAATGAAGACATAATTAATGACTTCTTTTTAGAAGAAAATCTTGCATCTATGAAAGCAGACACAATAAACCTTGAATTAAACCATGAGCAGTCCTTATTATTGAATGTCGAACTATTGGGTATCATTTCAGACCTTAACTTTTATCTTGACAATGTGAATCTAGGTGTGGTAACTGATGTACAAATTATTAAAGACATAAAACAACTCATAGAGGATAAATAATGAGAGAGAAAATATTAATTACTCTTTGGTGTGCTAATGCATTTGCTATTACTACATTAGCAGTTCTAATAATTAACTGGCTAAGATCGTGATAAAAATATTATTGCTGTTGATATCTTTACCTGTTTCTGCTCACGTATATTATCAACCTTGGACACCACGAGCAGAAGCATTTTTGCCCAACACTGCTGATAGAGCATTTGGCAAATATAGATATGATCTTCCTAGTATAATATACTTTCCTCAGAATTATTATGAGGTTCATATATATGGTGACTATAGAACAGAAACGGTGTACGATGTGCACTGCAGTTGTTACAAAACGATTATTATTAGGGAATAATAATGGCATATACAAGATGGATAGATAGTAACTGGTATTCCTTTTATAACGCTAAACCAGAAAGTGATAAGAAAGAAGAGCAATCTTTATCATTGTGGCATATTAGCGAAACCAAGACATTTACATATAAAGAATTGCAAAGTATGGGTGAAGGTAAACTTAGGTCTTTATACCCAGAAGCAGACGACGAAGACATTAAAGAAGTATTGGACATAATTAGTAGATTTAAAAAAGATGTTAATGATGATTTCGAGGATGATTTAAAGTGATAATTTCCATCCTCTATGAGTATGTTGTCTGCCACTAATTATACTACGTACACCATCACTGCTTAGATTATAAAACATATAAAAATCAAATCTAGTTCCAGTAAAGGTTTCGTTGATGTGAGTGTTAACAAAATGATATATCGTGCGATCGTATCTAGGATTATTTTTACCCGAATTGTCTTTACATTTCATTTTACTTCTTCTCACGTCTTTTAGTTGGTCAGATTTCTCCTTACCATATAAATCTTCATATGACTTACCTTTAAATCTTAATATAGCTCTTACTGCAGTAGCTTTTTTAACGACATTTGTATGGGTTTTGCCAAACATGCCATTTTTATCACCAATCATAGCACTTCCTCCATCTAAACCATTTTCTAGAACTAGATTTGCCCATGCACTAGATTCTACTATATTATTTTCTATAGAAAAATGCATGGCATGTTCAACTATGGAAGTATCGTGATATAACTCAGATACCCAAAGAGTTTCAACGTATCCTCTACCGTGAACTTTGATGTGATTTACCCAGCGCGTTCCAGAACCTTTATAACTATAAGGATCCTTCTTAGTAGTTTTGCCAAAATACATCAATCCAGTAATTGAATGTTTTTTGATGTAGAGATATGTTGGTTTGATTGGGACATAAATATTATTGCTAGTCATTATAGACTCCTGTTTATTGTAAGAATGATTAGAGTTACTGGGACTGCCATCCGCGAGTAACACCTATTTGCTTTTTATACTATTTTAATGTATAATATATATTTATATAAATAAAATTTTACCTTAAGGATTTATCATGAATGTGTTAGAAAAGGATACTGTCGGAGGCATAAAAATAGCTTATGCCTCCGACCTTTGACTTCATATTGAACGGGGTGCGATAGATCTCAAGAATGAAGGGAAAGCAGAGGTGTTAATATTGGCGGGAGATATCTTCGTTGCCAATGATTTAATGGAACAATCTAACAATACAGATATGATTTCCTATAAATCTAGTAGGATATATGATTTTATAGAAAATTGTTGTGAAGAGTTTCCAAATGTAATAATGGTATGTGGTAACCACGAATCATACGATTTTGATATTAAAGATACAGTCAATCATATCAAGAAGCATCTTGGTCACCATAAAAACTTTCATTTGTTAGATAACAGCGTAATAGAACTAGGTGGCACATTATTTGTCGGTGGAACTCTTTGGACAGATATGAATTGCGAAGATTTAGAAACTATCGACACTATCAGAAAAATGATGAACGATTTTCGTGTAATTAAAAACGATAATTATCGATTCACACCTGCCGATGCTGTCACTAAATTCAAGGAAACAACTGATTATATTGATTTGATGGCAACTATACACGACGATAAAGAAATAGTTGTAGTGACGCACCACTCACCATCGTTTGGTTCTATCGATCCTATCTACGAAAACCAAACTATCTTAAATGGTGGATATTGTTCAAACCTCGAAAAATTTATTATAGATAGAAAGAATATTACGTATTGGGTTCATGGTCACCTGCATTGTTTGAACGACTATATGGTTGGCACTTGTAATGTGCTGAGTAATCCTAGAGGTTATATCAATTACGAAGCATGTGCTGATAATTTTAAATTAAGATATTTTGAGGTATAATATGACACACCCATTTGAACACGTAAGAAGATTTATGATTGCGGGCGAACATAAAGTAGATGGTTCTTCAGAAGAACAGTCTTTATTATATGCTAACTTAGTTAAAGAAGAAATTACTGAATTTTGGACAGGTATCCTAAATGATAATGATATAGAAACCCTAGATGGTATTGCAGATTCTATCTGGGTTTTAGTCGGTTATGCACTCAGTAAAGGATGGGATATCAAAAGTGCTTTCGAAGAAGTGGCACGTAGTAATATGTCAAAGGTTGACTTAGAATCAGGAAAATTAATAAAAAGAGAAGATGGTAAGGTGTTGAAGCCGGAAACATATTCACCACCAGATTTGACTCCGTTCGTAAAATAATTTTAGGGAACTTCGGTTCCCTTTTTTATGAAATAACGCTTTACTTTTATTATATTTGTAGTATAATAAATTATAAATTTTAATTATGGAAATACTAATGAATATATTTTATTTAAATAAGAATTACAAAACTTGCGCCGAGTATCACACAAATAAACATCTTATTTCACAAATAAAAGAAAGTTGTCAATTATTATCTACTGCACATCGTGTTTTAGATGGGGTTCAATATATCGATTCTTCATCGGGTAGACGTATTAAACGCTGGAAACTTGGCAATTCTTACGAAAACATTTTATATAAAGCTACTCATGTTAATCATCCAAGTGCAATCTGGGTAAGACAATCAGAAGCTAACTATCGCTGGCTTGTTTCCCTACTATCCGAACTGTGCAAAGAATACACCTATAGGTATGGTAAAACGCATAAATGTGAATACTCAGGGTTAGTTGATCTATTATACGTTAATAGTCCGCGTAATATATCAAATAGACCGTTTACAGAACCAACACCTGCTATGCCTGATATATATAAAGTAAACGGAGATTCTGTACAGTCTTATATAAATTATTACATAGGAGATAAACAGAGAATGTTTAATTGGAAAAATAGAGAAATACCTCATTTTATAAAAGGACAAATTAATGCCAATATATGATTTTCGCAATAAAGAAACAGGTGAGGTGATTGAGAAAACGATATCTTATAATGCTAAACTTGAATATTTAACACAGAATCCACATATGGAATCTGTTATTTTAACATCACCATCACTTGGAGACCCAACTAAACTTACTGCTACAAGAAAATTTGATACTGGATTTAAGGACGTGTTACAGAAAATACACGAAAAGACTCCAGGAAGTCAACTGGATAAATCATCTACTCAACTATAATAAGGGAATAAAACATGGCGCGTAAACCAAGAATTGTTGACACACATTTTGAGGACACCATGCAATATAAACAACCTCCAAATGAAAAGGTTATACAAGGTGCTTCTAATAGACTGAAAATGCGTCTAGAAGACCTAAAGACGTTCACACCTCTTACCGATAACCAGAAGTTATTTTTTGAATCATATAAAGTAGGCGAATACTTTATGATGCTCAGCGGATCCGCTGGTACTGGTAAATCTTTCATTGCTTTGTATAAGGCATTAGAAGAAGTGATGGATAAGGGCAATTCTTTCAACCAAGTTTTGATTGTCCGTTCAGCAGTACAGACAAGAGATGTTGGTTTTTTGAAAGGTTCACTTGAAGAGAAGACTTCGGTATATGAATTACCATATGAACAAATAGCAGATACTCTATTTGGTAAAAAGGGAGCTTATGGAAGACTTAAGGAACAAGGATACATTGAATTTATAACAACTACGGCAATACGTGGAATTTCTATAGATAATTCCGTCGTCATTGTTGACGAATGCCAAAATATGACCTGGGGCGAGTTATCTACTGTAATAACTCGTATTGGGCATAATTCAAAAGTTATATTCATAGGTGATACTAAACAAAATGATTTAACTAAAAAGTCTAATGAGATATCTGGTATGTCAGATTTTTTATTAGTTGCTAACAGTATGAAAGAATTCTGTCGTATTAATTTTACACCAGAAGATATTGTTAGATCAAGTTTAGTTAAATCTTGGATTATTGCTTGCGAAAAAAAAGGGTTTTAATTTACAGTTTTCGAAATGCCATCTTGTCATATTACTTCCTTTACCTTCTTTATTACAATATGGGCAAATTAGTAAAGGTAAATTAGCCATAGTTATTTTCATTCTTTCAGAAGCAGCATCTTTATTAGACTGCTTCTGCATAGGATGAGTACCTTGTTTTAACATCATATAATTTGTATTTTTAAATCTATTAGATAATTTTATTCTATTTTTAGGTAACTTACTTGGGTTATTGTTAGTATTTCTTTCTAACAATATAGCAATCATATCTTCTCTTTTGTTTAATATTGAGGTGTTTATTGATGCTTTAAGTCTTGAAGATTCGGTTTTTTTATAACTATCTACTCCATACTTTTTTAAACAGGTTTCTTTATTTTTTATAGGATTATTGAAGAATTCATTACCATATTTATTTAACATTAACTGTCTAAATTGTTTAGAACCAAATGATGGGCATTTATTATCATTATTATGTCCATTATACCAATCAGGAGAACTAGCACAATCTAAACATTGAAGAAATAAAGTTTCATAATCATAAGCAGATATTCCGTCTAAGTTTGTATCAATCCTTAATATCTCAAAAGAATCTATTCCTTCTTGATATATAATAGAATTAATTGTTGGAGATGAAGTGGTATATCCATTAGGTTGCATAAATTCAGATGGATTACATCCTTTTGCCCATTTAGCACCAGCATATAATATTCTGGTTTCTTTGTGCTGGATAATGTAGAAATATGGAATTGTTTGCGTATAAATATCTATGCTGGTCATATTGATTCCTGTAATTAATAATAGAATGATTAGAGTAGTTAGATACTGGTAATATCGTGAACTACAACTTATTTATACGAAATTAAATTTCATTGAATTAACGCTTTACTTTTTTATAATTATAGAGTATACTAAGTTATAGATTGAAATTTAGTATACTTTTAAAATTGATGAGAAACTTTATAGAATACAATTTCCCCGAACTTGTACAGAAAAATGAAAGTGGTGGAAGAATTTACCTGACTCCAACTGGAGAACAGTATCCATCTGTCACTGCTGTTACTGGACTTGGGAGCGAAGTTTATATAAAAGAGTGGCGTGATAGGGTGGGTCACGATGAAGCAGACGCAATAACTAGGCGTGCTTCCACTAGGGGAACTCGTATACATACTTTATGCGAAGATTATATTCTAGGCAAAGAATTAGATGTTAGTATATTCGATAAAGAAATATTCAACTCTATGTTACCACATATTGATAAAGTGGGAGATATCCATTGTCTCGAGACAAGGTTATATTCCCATAAATTAAGGGTTGCTGGTACGGTAGATTTGATTGCGGAATATGAAGGTGAATTGGCTGTAATAGATTGGAAAACTTCTGGTAAAGTAAAATATGCAGAAGATATTAGTGGTTACTTTATGCAAGCATCGGCATACTCTCAGTGCTTCTTAGAGTTGACTGGAATTAATATAGATAAATTAGTTATTGTTATGGGGATAGATAATAATCCAGCAAAGTTGTTCATCGAGGATAAAACAAAATGGTTGAAGAAGTTTAAGCAACAAAGATATAAATATTATGCAGTAAAAAAAGTATAAATAGTAATACATCTCCTTAAAATGGCAATGAGAGAATTAAACAGAAATGTTCAATTGATTGGCAGATTGGAACGACTCACTCTTTCTGCAGATGTGCCCTAATGGTATCCATGGACTGTAACTATATGATAGTTAAATTTGTTAAACGTATTACCACTTACGCTTATAGGTGACATAAGATATGTGAATGCGACATATTGAGTAATACGTTTACAACAATAAAATGTGTATTGAACACCCTGACTGGCGATAACACCTGAACCCAATCCTAGTTAATGTAACAGTATACATTTTATTGTTGTAATTCCTTTGACATGAAGACGGACAACACTGGGGTTCAAATGTTTAAACCAACATACTTATATATTAAAACGCACAATGTAACTGGACTAAAATATTTCGGTAAAACTGTCTCAAATGATCCCCACAAATATATGGGTTCTGGAACTAGATGGATAAATCATATAAAACATCATGGATATGATGTTACTACCGAAATTTTAGGATATTATGATAATGAAGAACAATGTAAAAGAGTTGCTTTACAATTTGGTATAGATAATGATATTGTAAAATCCAGCGGTTGGGCAAATTTAAAAGAAGAAACTATTGATGGTGGATTTGATCATATCAATAACATGCCACCAGAAGAAAGAGTTAATGTAATTGCATATAAACAACGGGTTTTGGAAGGCAATATTACTTGGGGTGGCACGCAACATTGGACCGAAGATTCTAAGAAAAAAGTTCTGGAACAATCTTGGGGAAATAAAGTCAAGAATGGATGGAATCCAAATAATTGGGATAAATTTTCAGAAGACAAATGTGATGAAATAAAAAAACAAATTTCAATTGCTGTTTCTGGACATAAAAACGGAAATTATGGCAAAGTTTGGTGTGTCAAGGCTGACTCGCAAGATTGCTCGTATAGAAAATCGTTTCTGAAAGATTCTATTCCGGATGGTTGGATAACCACGAAAGAATTTAAAGATAGGAAGAAGAATAAAACAAGTCCAACATATGGGAAACATTGGTATAATGATGGTGTTAAAAATTATTATCTATACCCAACAGATAATAAAATATTTAAATTAAATTTAGAAAAGAGAAGATTAATTTCTAAATAATATATTCGTTGAAGTTGTTAAAATAAAAGAAAACTTATCAAATGAAGAATCCCTATTTGAAGAACAGAAATTAATAATTCTTTTAGGATTAAAATCATTAGATAACTTAGGTATGTTAGTTAATCTACAAACAGACATATCTATAATACATACTATAGATAAATTTTTAACTGAAAATATAACTGATGAAATTCAATTAAAAAAATCTAAGTGGTTTATAGACAAAATAACAAGTTGGATATAAACAAATTTTAGGAGACAAACTGCGTAGCGGAATGTCTCCGATTCATTTTTCTGCAAAAGTTGTAGGAAAGCAAAAGATCCACCTATAATGGGATCGGAGTAATTGATGTTTGGTTACTCTTTAACTAGATGAGGAGATTGTATGCTAAAATACATATCTATAATAGCACTATTAGTAATTACTACTCAGGTGCAAGCAAAACAAGTCAAGAACATAAAACATGTTATCCACAAATTAAATGGTACTGCGTCATGGTATGGATACGAGTCTGGGAATCGTTATAAGAAACATCCCAAAACCGCATCTGGTGAATTGTTCAGTCCATATAAATTAACTGCTGCACACAGAACCTTACCATTTGGAACTAAAGTAAGAGTTACCAATACCGTAAACAACATGTCAATCATTGTCACCATTAATGATCGAGGTCCTTATGCTAAAGGTCGCATCCTTGATTTGTCAAAGATGGCAGCTGTAAAGATAGGCATCAAAGGTGTTCAGAAAGTATCTATACAAATTGTTTCCTGACGAGAAATAGTTTATTTCCAAATATTTGAAAAATAAAGCTTTACATTTAGCAGTTTTAGGGTATAATGAAATCATAAATTAATTATTGAGGAATTATATATTATGAGAGAAGTAAAAAGAAACTGGTTTGGTACCCTAAATGAATCTCTTGAATCTGAAGGTCTAGTTGATCTTTGGCCTTTAGGTACTAACATCGCGTATGATGAAAACGTTCGTATTCATACGGATTGCGGTAGACTTATCTCAATCTTCCGTAACAATGATGGTCGATATGAAAGACCAGTACATTATAATATGTACAAATAATTTAGATTTTTAGGAGAATCAAAAAATGAAAGATTATACATTATTTGGTTTTATTGGATTGTTTATTAGTATTGTTGTATTTTGTATTATTATCGAGTCTACCGTCTTTATAGAGATAAATGATGTCTTTAAAGGAAAGGTATCTCAAATTGTATTATTGAGTGAGTAAGATGAGAAACTTTGTTGTTATTATACCTTTAATATTATTGATAGGTATAATATATGGTGCAAAAGGTGTACCAAAGGTATCCAAAGAACCAGAAGTGCTAACGGTACAAGGTGAATGCACAATATACAAGATGTATGATAAAGGGAACAGGATTTATTTCAGTAAGTGTTTAGATGGCACTGAAATGCCTATATCTAACAAATAGTGAGAACGGTATGGAAGAAATTAAAACATTATTATTGTTATCTTCAACTCTAATATTATGGACAGAAATGGTGTACCATAGAATATGGAAGTATATGATCCATGAGTATAGGGTATTATTTATTAAGTACCCGAGGTTAATGACATATATTGTCGAATTATTTAATTAAATTATGGGGTTGGAATGAATGATATTTATGAAGAGATAGTACTTGCAGTAACAGAATATAAGTTCGATTTACTCAAAGATTATAAAAAGTCTTTGAGTAAAGAGATAGAATCTATGGATATTTTTTTTGAAGAATTCCTCACAAATAAACAATTAGACCGAAGGAAAACCACCGTTACAAACTGGGCAACGTATAGAGAAAAGACCGAAGAATATTCTGTTATTGTGGAAAATTTAAAGTTGGTAGATTATTATCTGGAGAAATATAATGTTTGAATCACCAAATGAGTTTTCATTTTACATAGAATCCACTGCAACTAAGAACAATATCAGTGTTGTCGATGTTATTATTGAATATTGCAAAGATAATTATATCGAACCAGAAGAAGTATCAAAGTTGATAAACAAATCATTGAAAGATAAGATTGAAATAAATTTCATCGATATGAACTTCTTACCTAAAAGTGCTTGTTTAGACGTATAATGGACGGGTTCACTGCATATAGATATTATCTTGCTGTTAAGTTGCATTTTACACGTGACTCTTATGACATATTCGAAAAACGTGGTGCAGTAAAATATTCCAGAGAACAATTCAATAAAAGAAATGATAAGGGTATTTTCGAAAAGGTAGCAAGGAAATATACAAAAGATAGTGATTTGATACAATACTACGTATCCAATATTGTATATGGGAATGATTCCCCTGTATATGAAATAGAAGAGTCTGAAAGATATTATCTTAACTGGATTAAAAGGAAAGAATCTATTACGCATACATTTAATAACGATTTGAGTGTTATAATAAACGATGCATATAAAAATAAATTAGAAAAAGATTCTATATTGGGCTTTACTTTTAACCAACAACCAAGTATACTAACTCTGTTCCTTGGAAAACGTATCTCATTGGAGTCAGTATCAATTCTCAATGATTTTATCGGTCTTATAGATAAATGGGATTCATCGGGGTTTGTTATGAACTTATGGGAGTCGGAAATAAAAAGGATATATAAGTCCAAAAGATTTGTCAAATACGACAAAGAAAAGATTCGTCCTCTAGTCGATAAATTTCTTGAAGAACTAGAAGACTTATAACCTAGTGACGTACTAGACCAATTACGTCAATACTAAAATGATATTAAAACAATACTAAAACCATACTAAAATATAAGGAAAATTAATATGTCTCTTGATATAGCAACATTGCGTAAATCCCGTTCAACAGATTTTTCTAAAATCACTTCAGAATTAGACAAAATCGCAAATCCCCAATCTTCTTCTAGAAATGATGACCGTCTATGGAAATTAGAAGGTGATAAAGCAGGTAATGGTACTGCTACTATTCGGTTTCTACCACGTGTAGATGGTGATGAATATGAATTACCATGGGTCAAATTATTTACACATGGTTTCCAAGGTCCAACTGGTAAATGGTACATCGAGAATTCTTTAACTACTATTGGTAAAGATGATCCTGTAGGTGAATTGAATACTCAGTTATGGAACTCTGGTACAGAAGCGAATAAAGAAATTGCACGTAAACAAAAGCGTGGTCTTTCTTATTATGCAAACATTCTTGTTATTTCGGATCCAAAACATCCTGAGAATGAAGGTAAAGTGTTTATCTTTAGATTCGGTAAAAAGATTTTCGATAAGATTATGGATAAAGCAAAACCAACTTTCGAAGACGAATTACCTGTAAACATATTCGATTTTGATGAAGGTGCAAACTTCAAATTCAGAATGCGTAAGGTTGCTGGGTATTCTAATTATGACGAGTCCGTGTTCTCCGAACCTGTTGCAATTACAAAAGACGATAACGAATTGTTAAGAATTATGAATAGTCGACATAATTTACAAGAATTAGTATCTCCGAGTAATTTTAAAACATATGACGAATTGAAGAAAAAACTTGATTCAGTATTATCGGGAGATTCATTTACACCAAAGACTGCTGAACAAATCGCAGAGGAGTTCGATGTCGCTCCTGCTCCGACGTTTGTGAGTAAACCTGCACCTGTGCCAGTAAGTGCTGTGGTGGATGATGACGATGATTTAGATTATTTTAAAAATCTGGCTTTAGATGACTAAAAAGAGAAGGGGACTTTCGTCCCCTTTTTTAGTTTTACTGTACAGCGTATCTACTAGTAACATACCTGTTTGAAGTAGTGTCTGGGTTCCTTGTTGGTAGTTTTACTGACGTGTTTTGTACAGTTTTATTTGATGTATTTACTGTTGGTGATGATACAGAAATATTACCACCAGTGGATTTATTTTCTTTTGCTTCTACATTATCTGCAGACTGTTTATATATCTTATCCGAAGATATAGTTTCTCTTGGTTGAGGTATCAAATAATCAACACCAGACTTTGGTTTCTCAAGTAAAGTTGGTGTAACAGTATTAGTTGGTGTAACAGTTTCATCTTTCCTTTTATCATTATCAGATGATGGTTTATATATCTTATCCGAAGATATAGTTTCTCTTGGTTGAGGTATCAAATAATCAACACCAGACTTTGGTTTCTCAAGTACAGTTGGTTTCTCAGGTACAGTTGGTGTAACAGTTTCATCTTTCTTTTCACCATTATCAAATACTGATTTATTCCACCAAGATTTTTCTTCTTTTACAGGTTCTACTGTAGGTTTAGCATCGGTTGGTTTTGATGGTGATGCAGTATTAGTTGGTGCAACAGTTCCATCTTTCTTTTCACTATTATCAGATGATGGTGGATGCGACCAAGATTTTTCTTCTTTTACAGGTTCTACTGTAGGTTTAGCATCGGTTGGTTTTGATGGTTTAACGTTTTCTGGTGCAGGAGCAGTTTCTTCTTTTTCAGGTGTATCAGATGATGTTTCCTTAGTAGGTGATTCAGATGGTTTAGGTACATCCAAGGGTGGAATTTTCATCGAATCAAATGGTGCAATCTTATTCCATTTTTCTATTAAAGAATTTATACCCTCTACTATAGAAATTTGTAAATCAGTAATTATTTTCTTGATTAACTCTATTGGATGAAATACCGCCTGAAAGAAATCCTCAATTATTTTTGAGAATGAAAACGAGTCTAACCACTTTGAAGCATCTTCAAACCCAAGTTTTTCAAGTACCCATGAGGCAATGTCTTTAATTAAATCAAGAACACCACCAACTAACGAGTCTAAGAATCCTGTAATTGCACCTTCAATGGCGCCCATGATGCCACCTTTATCATAACCATCTAATGCACCTTTTACAGTATCCCAAACAGTCATGATGACCAGTAATGGTGTTGCAAGTGTTCCTACAATTTTAGATATAAACTTAACTGCCTTGGCAAATTTAGAAATACCCTCAAATATAAACTTAACACCATTAGAAAGTGTTTCCAATGGTCCAGACAGTAATGATTTTATCTCTGTAAATGCTTCTTCAAATGGTTTTGCAAATTTAGTAACGGCATCCTTTAATCCATTGAATACCTTACCTAACATACCTTCACTTGAAAACATTTCTTTGATTGTATTTGATATCTGACGCAATCCGATGTTCTCAGATATAGCAGTCTTCATTAACTCTATTTCATTAGTGATTGCTGTCTTAATGGATTTAGCAATAGTTTTAAACATACCAATGACACTTTCTACTATGGAATCAAAAAACTTACCCATTTTCTCGAATGAGGATAGGATACTTTTCTTAAGAAATTCAGGTGTGAATAACTTTACATTTTCAACCCATGCTGTAATAACACCTATAACTGAACCAATTGCCACGGCAAGGCCTTCCAAAAGACCTGAAAGTCCAAAACCTTCTTCTTGTTTAGGTTTAACTTCTTTCTCTTTCTTTGGAATAGTATTACCTGCAATAGTTTTCAATAATGCAGTTTGTTCTGCATATGCTCTATCGCTTTCTGTCTTATCTTCTTTACTCATAGTTAAACTATTAAGCAAAGATTGTCCTATTTTTTCAATATTGGTTAATACATCCAGTTGCTCAACTTGTAAAAGAAATGATTTCAGATCAATATCTTTTATTTGCTCAACGTTTGTATTTGTTTTATTTGATACTTCTAATGATTTATCTTCATCTTGCTGAACCTTTCTTTCTTCAGCAAATTGACCAATCTGTATCAATCTATCAGTTGTAGCATAGGTTGCAATATTCTTTAAAGTATCTAACTGCTCAGAATGTATTGCATTTGTTTGCTTTAAGGTATCTGCAATTGAGCTCAGACTATCTTGTTGTTGTTTTTGTAAAATAGGCTGAATTGATTTCTTTGCCATTATTGTTTATTTTGTAACCTCTATTTTGATAATTGACACGAAAATAATATAATCTGCTCAAGCCATCAAACATTTTTTGATTGGAGACGTTGTTTTTCTTCTTCCAAAAAATTTACCAACATTGTAACATATATTTCTTTCTCAAATGGTATTAAGTTTTCAACCTCAGTCAACGACCACTTATGATATTGCATCAACGCAAAATTCATTTTATAGTAATTCGCAAGTGATTCATTGCTAAGGCATATTAAAAAAAAGCAGCTAACCCATTTAGTTCTACATGATTATCTGCACTGCATATTGGGCAGGTGTAATCAACTATTTGAGTAAGTTTAGGCATAGTTTCAAAGAATAATTTGATCTTTGAAAATTGCTCTGAGTTCAAATCATTTAGGAACTCTTCAAGTTCTTTCTTTGGTGTTTCTTTTGCATGATATACAGATGAAGAATCGTAAATATAATCGATACAATCAATAACAATATTGAAAATTGTATCAAACTCATTGGTTTTTATATTCTCCAACTTTTTAATTATATTGATTGTTGGGTATTTCAACACAATACCAACATCATCAAATAATTCTATCTTAGTTGTATGTTCGGGTTTCTTTTCGACTTGGAGATTAGTTAAATCAAACTTTATATTAATCTTTGCATTTTCATCATCACAATGCGTACATTTAAAAGTTAACTCTACTTCTTCGCCAACTGACTTTGATCTAATTTGAGTAAAGATATATTCTAGGTCAAAGATTGCCAATGTTGTTACATCAATCTTATCGAGAATACAACCTTTAAGAACTTCCTGTAAGGTATTCACCATTACAGCAGAATCTTCACTTTGTTGCGCCAATAATAATGACTTCTCTTCTTTTACAAGAAATGGTCTATACTTAACTGACTTATTGGTAGATGGTATAGTTAAATTATATATTGGGGTACTGTTCTTTGGTAATGCCATTTTATTTCTCTCCTTTGCTCATATCAGATATCAATTTGTTTAATTCTGTAGTAGAACCGACGAATATTGCATTGTTGGTTACACTTGCTGCTTGTTCTGTTTTAGGTGTGACTGGATTCAACCTTTGTTTCTGACTGTGTAAATGTAGTAACTGTTGATTCATGTCTGCTAATTGCTTTAATATATTTCCAACTACTTCATAACTTCTTGGATTCTCAGATTGCTTGGCGACTTCTATCATATCAAGTAGAGCATCTTTACCTGTTTCTATCAAGTCATATAAATTATCCCTTGCATGTTCAAAGTCGTTATCCACTACCTTATTTGGAGAATCAATTACAATATCAGGTTTCTTTTTAACAATTTCCTTATATTCGCTTGGTTCCAAATCGAATATCTTATTCATATTATCATCAATATTCACTTTATAATCCTATTAGTTTATTTTTAAGCATATTAACACCATAATTTTCGACCGATCCTATATCGTTGGATGCAATACCATTAAATACTCCAAGTGTTTCTGGTTTAGCACCAAATGCATTTGTACCTATTAATTGGGAATCCCCTTCATTATCTAAAGTAACAGGTTCCCAATACTTATACGCAAATGTAACTGATAACTTCATTATTATATCTTTTGAACCATAGTCTAATTGAATAGCACTTACTGTCTTTGGATAACACTCACGTAACATAATTGAATACCGTCCAATACCTTCAAGGTCTTCTACAATTACCTGAATTGATGATGTATATTCATTGTAATACCTGAATGTTTTGTCATTGGGGTTCTGGATAAACCATAACCAGTTATCAAAGAACTTTTTAATATTCATTCCATTATCAACATAGAATGACATTGTTAAATTATCGAACATCCTTGTGTAAGGTGCTTCGCGTGATTCACCCCAAGTCATATTTGCACTAGTGCCGACATTTAATCCTGGAAGTTGAACTTGGTCACAATACAATCCAAGTAGATGACCATTTGTCGAATCTGGTATAATCACAGTGTATCGAGCGGTTTGCATTAAACCACCTGATTTTATCTTCCCTATAAATTGGTCTAGAGTTGCCATTAATAACCTGCCTTTTTGACTGAATCTTTCCAAACTGTGGTTTTATTAGCACCGATAAATTGCTCGGGTAAAAACATGGCGGTGGCCCAGTCTTTACGTTCTATTTCCCTGAACTGAGATACAACATGACTTGTTAAATATCTATGTACGCAAGGTTGAAGTAATTTTAATTTAGACGAACTTTGGATAAGATCCCATGATAATTGCATTTTAGTTCTCTGCGTTCCTTTAGACCCATCTATTTCCATTAATTTATCTAACATACGAATTCTAAACGCATAGGGTATATAGTGCATATTCAACCCAATAAATCCATTGGGTAATGCTTTAAACGGAAACACCATTGGGTACATATCCCAGTATGGTAGAGTGTCTTTATGTTTAGCATCGTAAATATACATATACAACTTTCCAGGAGTTATTTTCGATGGATGTTTATATCCTTGCTCTTTCAACACGCGATTGTAAGTAAACCCTTCACTCTTAAGTAAAGTAGCTTGTTGAGCAAACCACGAATATGAATTTTTATTGGCCGCTGCTAGGTTATACTTGTGTCGATTGAAGACATAGTGCATCGATGCTTCGTTCTTTGCAATAACAAGTTGTTCAGGAGTTGCCATTGATATCTCTATTGGATTATAATATACTATTTATTGCTTGGTTTAGAAAGTCCAAGATGGTCTTCTGTAAAAACATAAAATTCCCAACCACGATCTTTTGCATACCGAGTAGCTGCTTCCCATTTGGATTGGTTTTTTATATATGTCATAGATTCATTCAAATATCGTTTTGTCTGCTTTCCAGAATATTTTGGTGGCAGAGTTTGTACCTTTGGTTTAATTTCTATCAAGTATGTTTTGACTTGACCCAATTTATTTTTTATTTGGACTCGAAAATCCATGTAGTACTTGTGGATTTTATTGTCGGTACCACACCTGTATGGTATAATAGTTTCTTCACTGGAATAACTGACAACACCTGGACTATTATCGCACCAGTTTAAAAATCGAATTTCCCATGAAGACCGAGCAACAATATTAGTCACATCACCAGTGTATTTCTCTGGATGTAGAGGTGTCCATTTCCTTGGTTCGGGATACTTTGCCATTTTTATATAAATAAAGGAAATAGAATATTTATAAGGAATTATCAATGTTTAATACAGGAAAATACGATATATCTCAAATGACCTACCCAAATGATCTATTAGATCCCAGTTATGGTGGTAATATGGTCGTATTTTTTATCAATGTCGCGACTGCATCTAAGTTCATACCAACGTATGGTGATATGTATGATATGTCTTCAGTAGATACAGAATTAACCAAAGAATTATTGTTGGCAAGGAACATATCTAATCTAAATGCTTCCGTATCTGCTACTGCAAGTGGTATACTTCCAGCATTAATAGCTGGTTCAACTGGAGGATTAGGTGCTGCGGTATCTGCTGCAGGTGCAATTGGTGCAGCATCTTTTTTAGCAGCAGGAGATATCGCAGGTAGTACTATAAGAGAAAAGAAAAGATTAAAGTCGGCAATCGCATTGCATATGCCAAATACATTGAATATCAAGTACGGTGTAGGTTGGGCAGAAGAAGATACTGCAGGTGCAGAAATGGCATCAATACTTGGTGAAGAAGGACTTGCTATGCTTAAGTCTCTTGCAGATACAAAAACATCTAGCACGATTGATTCAATTAAAAAATTGGGAACCGATGGAAAGGCAATGGTTGCCAGTCTTGGTTTATCAAATGCACCTGGAGGTGCATATATGTCTGCACGCACAGGATTAGCATCAAATCCTAGAAAGGAAATGGCATTCAAAGGTGTTGACTTCAGGACATTTTCATTTGATTATTCATTCTTCCCACGAAGCGAGTCAGAAGCAAGAAATGTAGAACAAATCATCTATACATTTAAATTCCATATGCATCCTGAATATAAAGATGCAAATAGTTTCTTATACTTATATCCTTCTGAATTTGATATATCGTATTATACATCCACGGGTGAAAATGATCATATTCATAAACATACGTCTTGTGTATTGACTGATATGTCCATTAACTATACACCTAATGGTAACTTTAATACCTTTGCGAATGGTATGCCTACCCAAATTAATATCTCTTTGACATTCAAAGAACTTTCTAGTCCAACGAAAGAATCTATAAATTTAGGATTATAATATGTACTTTAAGAACTTTCCAAGTTTCATTTATAATTATGATATTGCTGGCGTTGATACTGCGTTATTAGTAAAAGATATTACAAGAAATGTCAGATTCCGTCAGCAGATACTGGCAAATATAACTGTGTATGACGAATATGATATACTCGATGGGGAAACACCAGAACATATTTCAGAAAAGATATATGGTAATCCAGATTACTTTTGGGTTATTATGTTGTCCAATGATAGGTATGATTATGTCAATGATTTTCCATTACCACAGTTTACTTTAGAACAATATATTAGTGACAAGTATCCAAATCCTTATGGTGTTCATCATTATTTGAATGTAAACGGGTTTGTAGTAGATTCTTCATATGCAGGTGCAATTGCAGTTACTAATAAAGATTATGAGTATGGTGTTAATGAAACCAAAAGAAGAATAAAGATTATTCCTAAATTTTACATTGACAAAGTCCTAACAGATTATAAGAAGATTATCTAATGGATGGTATTAATAAAGCAGGTGATATTAATATAGAAATGGCGCAGATTACAACTACGCAAGGTTTCTATCAAGATATCCTAAACCAGATAATTGGTATCCAATTATTTGAGGATTTGTTTGCACCATTTACTACAGGTACAATTGAAATTCGAGATAGTTTAGATTTGTTGAACGTATTCCCATTCAATGGTGAAGAATATCTAGAAATAAAACTAACGACACCGTCATTGGAGAAGGGGAATGTAGATGGTAAGTTCTATATTTATAAGATGGCAAATAGAACTATGCTCGGAGATAGATCAGTAGTCTATACATTAAACTTTATTTCTGTCGAGGCAGTGATTGACCTTAATAAGAAAATAAGTAAAACATTTTCTGGTAAGTGTTCTGATATTGCAAAAGATTTATTATCAGATACAACACATGGGCTACAACCAACTAAACCTATTGTTGTTGAAGATACACAAAATTCAACAAAGTATATTTCTAATTTTTGGTCACCTATTAAAAATCTCAATAATGTAGTAGAAACTTCCGTTAACGTAAATGGGTCAGGTTCTTATGTATTTTACGAAGATAGATATGGTTTTAATTTTGTATCAATGGAGTCACTTTATTCTAAGGATATTTTCCAAGAATTTATATATGATAGTTATGTTCGTGACAATGCGTATGGTTCAGGGTCTGTTAGGAACGTAAATGAAGATTACAAAAGAATTCGCAGTATCAATATCGATGTTGCATATGATTATATAGAACGGGTTCGATCTGGTATGTATGGTTCTAAGTTATATACTCATGACTTAACTACAAAAAGATTTGAAGGTAAGTTATATAATATGCTTGATAACTTTGCAAGTCAAAAGCATCTTAACGAATTCCCATTAGCATCTAATAGATCAGTTTATAGGTATAATTCTTTAATTTTATTTGTACCAAAATATCACCAGAATTTCAGCAACTTTGGTGACTCTACCAATGCAAATTCTATGCAAAATAGAGTATCATTATTGAGTCAAATCGATGCAAATAAAATACAGATAGTTGTTCCTGGACGGATGGATTACACTGTTGGTCTGAAAGTCAATTTGAAATTATATAAAGTTGAACCTCAAAGTTCAGATGATACAAGTATTATTGATAATGTATTGTCTGGTTCATATATAATTACTGCAATAAACCATTACATCAATAGAAATATGCACCAATGTACTATAGAAGTTGCAAAAGAAAGTTTGTTAATAGATTTGAATAGGAAGCACTAATGTATTATACAGGTGTAGTTGAAGATAGAATGGATCCTCTCAAATTGGGTCGATGTAAAGTTCGTATAATAGGTCTTCATACTGAAAGCAAAGTCGACTTACCTACCGATGATTTACCATGGGCATATCCAATGCAACCAATTACTTCTGCAGGTATCAGTGGTATTGGTCATGCACCTGTAGGTCCAGTTGAAGGTTCTTGGGTAGTTGTCATCTTTGCAGATGAAGACCAACAACAACCAATGATGATTGGTACCATAGGTGGTATTCCACAAGATAAAACGGGTATTAATGGTCAAGGTAATACCGAAGACTTGGTAACTGGTATTGGTACATCTTCAGTAACTGGTACAAGAACAAAAGATATTTCTCCACCTGATCCATTATCTGAATCTTCTGGGTTGATTGGTCCACTTGCAAATCTTATCGCAAAAGCAGAATCTGGCAATAAAGGTTATAATGCATTCAATCGTGGAACTGCAAATGGAAAGATTATTCCTGCAGGTGGAAGCATGAATTTGGTAGATATGCAAATTAGTGAAATTATGGCACTTCAAGCATTACGTCCTGGCGATCCAAATAGGTTATTTGCAGTTGGTAGATATCAATGTATTCCAGGAACTTTAAAAGAAGCTGTTAAATCTCTTAATATTGATATCACAAGAAAATTTAATGAAATAACTCAGAATTTAATTTGTCAAGAATATTTACTATGTAGAAAAAGATCTGCTTTAGTAGATTATTATAAATCCTCAGATAAAACGAATGCCACATTATTGAAAAATGCAGGTAGAGCCTTATCTGCAGAATTTGCATCTATTGAAGACCCATTTAACTTAGGGTATCCATATGAAGGTAAGAATGGTAAATATTATAGGGGTGGAAATAGAGCCCATACTATGTGGGAAAGTCAAATAAAACCTACTTTGCAAGCTGAATGGGAATTTAGAAATGGTGCTAAACCATCTGTAACTGCTCAGTTAGGTGAACCTCCTGTAGAGAATCCAGAAACTCCATCGACTAAAGGTAGTGCTGATAATCTATTAAGTTCTTTATTAAAAGTTGCAGCAGAAGCAACTAATATTCCTGCACTTGGCGAATTAATGCCCGATGGAACTTTGAGTACAGGTATTAAAGATGCCAATATTGGTGGTGATGGTTTCAAAGATCCAACTGGTACTTACCCGTTATATGTAAAGGAACCTGATACTAATAGACTTGCTATCAATAATAACATTGAAAGCACTATGATTATTCAGAAAGAGGCTGCACTTGATACAGGTGTGTTGATTGCAAATGGTGGTACATGGGATCAAAGTCCACCACCATATAATGCACAGTATCCATTCAATCATGTATGGCAATCAGAATCTGGACATCTTCTAGAGTTTGATGACACTGCAGGTTCTGAACGGGTTCATTTATATCATAAAGCAGGTACATTTACAGAGATAGATGCAAATGGTTCACAGGTCAATAGAATAGTTGGTGATAATTTTGAGATACTAGAACGAAATGGATTTGTTCATGTTAAAGGTTCTTTAAATGTTACGGTGGATGGTGCATATAACGTAAGGGTAGACAATGCACTTAATTTAGAAGTTTCAGGTAATGCATTAATTAATATTTTTGACACTGCCGATATTAATATCAGTGGCAATGCTAATATATCTGTAGGTGGTGATTTTAATCTAAGGGCAGCAAATATAAATCTGGAATCAGAAGGTGAAATCAATTTAAAATCTAATGATAATACCAATATTCATTCAAGTGCTGATTATAACTTAAAAGCAGGTTCAGTTGTTAATGTAGAATCAGGTGCAGATTTAAATATTAAGGGTAATGGTGATACTAATATTTACAGTGTAGGTAATCTGAATCAAAAGGCAGATGGGGATTCTACTCTTGATATTAAAGGTATACTTGGATTTAATGGACAAAACATCGATGTTATCTCGATAGGGCATTTTAACCTTAACTATTCTACTGCCAATTTAGGTAATGGTGCAGCAATTGTACCAAGTCTGGAAAATACTCAGTCAACTGCAGAAGCAGGATTATCTAATCTATTACCTCCAGGAGATATACGTGGTACAGGTGATCTACCTACGTTACCTGCATTATCTGTTACAACACGGGGTGCAGAAGTTGGGTTCGATGATCCAGATGCAGGAGATTCTTCTGATTATAATGCAGGTAGAATCAATTCAAATGTGTTATCTGCGGCAGACATATCAGCAAATAAAATTATTGTTGACAAATCAGATATAATAGCAAATTCTTCAACTGCTCCTATAGGTTCTAATTGTGATTTGATATTCAATATGGATCCTCAGTCATTTAATCCAAATATGAAGTTATCAGAATTCTTTACTCTTGGTGACTTAACTAAAGGTGGGGTTAGAATCCCGAGAATATCTTATCCAGTTAAGGGCAAGCATGATGCCGTTGCTAAAATATACAGTCCACAAGAAATTGTATGTAACTTAAAGGGTTTATGTACAAATATTCTTGATCCTATTGCCAAAAAATATGGCAAAGATTCTTTTATTATTACAAGTGGATTTAGAAGACCTATTGTAGGTAATACTCCAGGAGATATGGGTATGCATCCTGAAGGTGGTGATCACAATAGAGGTTGTGCTGCTGACTTACAATTTAAAGCAGGTAGGGCACAAATGTTTGAAATTGCAAAGGATTTAGTTACACTATTACCAGCGTGGAATCAAATCATTTTGGAATATGACGGTAAATCAATGTGGATACATGTTGCATTCTATTATGTAGGTAACAAAGGTGATTATTTCACTATGAACCATAATGAGAAATATGGTGGAACTTATCCTAAAGGTGGGTTCATACTTATATGAGTGTAAGGATAGGTGGGTCTTTTGATGATTCTGCATTTGAAGATGGATTTGATATTGGGGTATTATCATCTCAATCAGGTGGAGCATATGTTGCATTAGAAGGAGATTTTAGTATAGGAGAACCACCATTTCCTCCCACTGTAGCGATTGGTCCATTTTCAACTAAAACACAAATAAACGGTAAATATATACAATTACAAGGTATAACCCATTATATAACCCATTATGCAGAAACACCTGATGGGATTATCGTGCATCCTTCTTCTATGCGAATAGTAACAAGTGGTTCATCTACATTACAAATTGAAGGTTATTATGTTGCAAGAGTTGGTGACTTCTTGGGTGATGGTGATATGATTGCAGGTCCAGGATCTATAGATACATTTATAGGATAAAATTATGGAAACACACGACAATAAGTTTTATTATAGTCCAGTACCAGATGAAAAAACTTATGAGGAATCTTTAAATAAAGCATCATACCTTGTTGATAACGGATATGTTAACATTACTGATGGACTTACATTTGATACTCTTGTGAATCACTTAGTTCAATTAAAGCTTTCTAATAAGACCTCACACCAAACCTAACACAGTTAGTATACACCATAAACAAAATAAAGTAAAGCCCTTTCTGAAAAATAATTATAAATAATACATATTAATTAGGATAATAAAATGTCAAGGAACACTAGATTATTTTCAGACATAGACCTGAACTTTACAGCACATCCAGTTACAGGTGATATTAATATTCGGTATGATGAAGATGCTATAAAGAATTCTGTTAAGAATCTCATATTAACTCAGAATTATGAAAGACCATTTCATTCTGATATTGGTACTCCTGTCCATGGTTTATTGTTCGATTTACAAACTCCATTATTGGTAATCACAATAAAACGTGCAATTACAGATTTAATATTCAATTATGAACAAAGAGTAAATTTGATTGATGTTAAAGTTGACATATCACCTGAAAACCAATCAGTTTACATTACAATAATTTTCACAATACTAAACACAGTATCACCATTAACTCTGGATATTACTTTAGAAAGGACTAGGTAAAAATGGCAAGTAAAAAGATTAATTATACAGAGTTAGACTTTGATGGAATAAGGAATAATTTAATAGAGTTCTTGAAAGGACAGAGTACTTTCACAGATTACAATTTTGAAGGTTCAGGTCTATCTGTATTAATAGACCTATTGTCATATAACACGATGTATAATGGTGTTTATAATAACCTTTCAATTAATGAAATGTTTTTAGATTCGGCAAGAAAAAGAAACAGTGTCGTTTCTATATCCAAGGAATTGGGATATAGACCTCAGTCTGCAACTTGTGCTACTGCCACTGTAAATATTACGATGACAAGTGCTTCACCAACTACATTTATAATTCCAGCAAACACACCATTCCTCACAACTATAGATGGTGTTACATACACATTTTATAATAGTTCTGTACTTAGTAGCAATACAACAGCATTATCATACATATTCCAAAATATAGTGTTGACAGAAAAGAAAGATATATTAACATTCGATTATAATGCAGGTACTAATACAAAATATATTATACCAAATAAAGATGTAGATTTAAATACATTAAATGTACGTGTCCAAGATAGCATTTCATCTTCAACAATAACCACATTCACAATATCCAATAATATTGTAGATATTACTTCTACATCCAATGTTTATTGGGTAAAGGAGATTGATGATGGTTCGTATGAACTTACATTTGGTAATGGTAAAATAGGTACAGCATTGTCTGATGGTAATATCGTCAAATTAGACTATTGTGTATCTAGTTTGGAAGCACCGAATGGTGCTAAGTTATTTACGTATGGGGGAACATTAATTCCAGGTGTTTATACGTCAATAATTACTCAGAGTGCTGCATCAGGTGGTTCAAGTGCAGAAGATATAGAATCAATTCGTTATAATGCACCAAGAGCTCATTCTGCACAGAACAGAGGTGTAACTATAGATGATTATAAGGCATTAATATATTCTAATTTCCCCGATGCAAAATCTGTGTCTGCGTGGAGTGGTGAAGACAACATACCACCTGTTTATGGTAAAACCTATATTTGTGTTAAACCTAAGAATTCTGATGTATTAACTAATGCCCAAAAAGATACAATTATAAAATCAATACTTGCCCAAAGAAATGTTGTCACTATAACTCCTGTTATAGTTGATCCAGAGATCATTAACATCATACTGAATGTTACTGTATATTATAATGAACTTACAACTACAAGAACTGCAGAAACTATCAGACAATTGATTATTGCATCATTGGTCAATTACAATTCAACCGAGTTGCAGAAATTTGATGGTATCTTTAGGTATTCAAAAGTAAGTAAATTAATCGATAATACTGAAAGTTCAATAATAAATAATATAACCACAGTAACACTAAAGAGATACGTTACTCCAAAATATAATATTCTATCTAATTATGTAATTAACTTAATAAATCCAATTTATTATTCTGGTGCAGCAGAGGATATTGTTATATCTACTGGATTTTATATTGAGGGTAGTTCAGAGATACATTACTTAGTTGATGATGGTGTAGGTAAAATAATATTATTCAATAAAAAAGATGTTAACTATAGAACAGTAGTAAATCCTTCTATAGGTACAGTAGATTATGCACGGGGTGTTATAACAATAGTAGGTCTTAAAATTAATTCTATTGTAGGTGATTATTTTACATTCTATATCAAACCCAGTTCTAATGATGTAGTTTCGGCATTAACACAAATTGCAGAATTATCTATTGATGACTTGAATGTTAATGTTATATCAGATAAGACTAGTAGTGGTGATTTAAGAGGCGGTCAAAATTATACCTTTACTTCAAGTAGAACATAATGTCAATAATTAAACCAAAAATATCATCATTAGTTCCATCGCAACTTCCTGAATTTATTCGGGAGGATTACCAAACTTTTGTTGCCTTTTTGGAGGCATATTACCAGTTCTTAGAACGTGATGTAATAGTTGATTTTAATTCTATTGGTGATATAGACAAAACCTTAGATTCATTTATTGTTTATTTCAAGAATGAATTGGCGTTGAATTTTCCAAGTTTGAATGTTGATGATAGATTCTTATTACCTAAAATAAAAGAATTATATACAGCAAAAGGTTCTGAAGCATCATATAGACTTCTGTTTAGATTACTATATGGTAAAGAAATACAAATTGATTATCCTTCTACTCAGATGCTTAGAGTATCTGATGGTAAATGGGTTCAAGATACATCAATATTTGTAAACATAACAGTTGGTACTCCTGATAGTGTAGTTGGTCAGATAATAAAAATCTCTACTTATGATAAAACTATAAGAGTATTCATTGATAGTTATAAAACTACAAGCGATCCCAATGTTTATGAATTGTTTATAACAGGCGGGTGGACAGGAATATTTGGAGTTGGGTCTGCAGTATCATTCAATACTACATTTGCAGGTTCTATAAAAGCGACTACCAAAACTGTATCTATAACACAATCTGGCAAGAATTTCTCTGTTGGACAAGTGTATGCCTTAGGTGGAACTGGAACTGGAACTGGAACTGGGTCTTCAATTGTTATCTTAAAGGTAGATAATAATGGTGGTATATTACTTGCAAAACTAATTTCGTTTGGTATCGAGTATACGAATAACTTTACCACTAGTATTTTATCATCATCTTCTGCATTAATTGCTCAAAACTATTTTACAATCAATGCAGGTGGTACTTCACCTATTACACAAACGGTAAAAATATCAGATTCTATTACACAGTTAAGTGATTATGGAGTTATCAATTCGTATAATTATACATCAGATACAATACCATATGTAGAACCCTCATATGCAGGAACTATAATTAGTTCATTTAATAATGTAACTTCTTATGCATTACCAAATCAGTTAGATTACGCAATTGTTTCTATAGAGATTGGGTCTTTTGCAAAATATCCTGGATATTATAAAAATGATGATGGGTTTTTAGATAGTACTCAATATATTCAAGATAGTAAATTCTATCAGGCATTTTCTTATGTTATTAAAATAGATGAAAAGTTTGAATCTTACAAATCGGTTGTAAGGAATTTATTACATCCATCAGGAACATCATTATTTGGAGAATACCAAATAACTAAAGTAAGTGATTTGAGTTCAACTGCCCAAACATCGGCAGGATCATTATTAACATTACGTGGTATAAATCTTGTTACCTCAAGTGGAAAAATACTAGGAACTAAATATGGAATAATTAATACAGTTTCTTCTTTAGCAAGTTCTACTACGGTATTACCACATACTACATTAACTGGTTTTATTACACTTCCTATTAATGCAATTGCATCTAATACAACAGTATTACCACGTACTACATTAACTGATTTTGTTGCATCATCCCCTACTACTACAATTACAAATAATACTACATTAGCATCAAGTGCGACAACCCAATATATAGGATTATTACAAATTTCTAATGGGGTCACTGTTACAATTCCTGCAACATCTATTTTGTTAATAAATCTTAATCGGATTACTGTAACTAGTGGAACTGTAACGGTAACTATTACATAATAAATAGATAAACAAACTAAGAGAACTAAAATGATCAATGATAATTTTTCAGTAAAGGGTGATGTGCACGTCACTGTATATGATGAAAATGGTAATATTAAAGAAGAACGCGATATACTTAATTTAGTAGTAACTACTGGAAAAAAGTTTCTTGCCAATAAACTTGCTGCACCTGCTCAATTAATATGGAATTCTGCTGTAACATTGGCACAACAATTCTATTACAATGGTTATTTGTACACAGTAACTACTGCTGGTACTTTACCTGCAACTCCTGCATCATTGACCACTACCTTGTTGGCATCCACTACTTTATCTACTGGAGTTGTACTTAAATGTGATGCTGATTTGACAACTGATGGTGTTGCTATACAATATATGGCAATAGGTACTAGTTCAACAACACCTACTGTAATTGATACTTCTCTTGGATCACAACTTGCAAGCAGGCGACCTGTATCTGTTTCGTATACGTCAGGTATTGGAGTTGCTGCAAAGGTAGTATATTCTGCGTCATTTCCAGGGTCTACATTTGCGTCAACTGCAGTAACAGAAGCAGGTTTGTTTTGTTCATCGACGAGTGGTATATTAGTTTGCCGAACAATATTTGGTTCATTTCCAATTTTATCCTCTGATACAATAGGCATCAGTTGGACACTCTCAATTCTTTAATGGAACAATAATGTCAAATTCATTACTAAGGTCTATTTCTCATAATTCATTTGCTGATAGTATATTATTAGATATAACAAATAGAACTACAAGATATTATCATTATTTTGGTAAGGTTGCACCGTGGTCTTCTGATTCTAATCCATTACCAGCAATAGATTCTAATAGTTATGAACATTCCGTTCGTAATGAAATGGTTATGATGAAAGAAATTTCACCTGCGGATGTGTCATTTGTTATACCAAGAAATAATTGGGTAACTGGATTTGCTTATGATCAGTATGACGATTCATACTCAACAGAAATACATGGTATAGATTTACGATCTTCAGGTGCTGGATACACTGTACCTATAGTTACAATTGGTACAGTATTACCATCAAACACAACAGTTTCTTTAAATGATCAGTATTACTATGTTATTGGTGGTATAGGATATGTTTACACTGTAACTACTGCAGGAACTACTGGAGACAATGGTTCTGTCGGTAATACTATAGGTGTAGCATATGCTTCGGGTACTGCAATATTAACATGTGTAGGTAACCAAGCAACTGCAACTGCTCAATTGGGGACATTAACTTACATAGATAAAATAGTTTCTGTGACTATGACATATAATGGTTCTGGATATATAACACCACCGACAGTTACTATTACAGATTCTACTGGAGGTGGAGCAGTTTCAGTTTCAGTTATGGTAAGAGGATCTTTATTAGGATTCCCATTAGTTAAATCATATGCTTTAGAAGATAGTAGATACTATGTTTACAATAGTTCTACAAATGCAGTTTATATTTGTATATACAATAACGAAGGTGGATTATCTACTGTAGCACCTACAGGAACTAGTCCTACTATTTTAAATACTGCCGATGGGTATAAATGGAAATATATCTATTCTCTTGATACAGTAAATAAATTTATCACTTCAAAATATCTACCTATTATCACCGCATCTAAAAACAGTTATACACCAGTTGGAAGTATTGTAGGTGTAAGTATTGATAGTGGTGGATCTGGTTATTCTGGAAATACTGTTAATATTATTGGTGATGGTACAAGTGCAATAATAACACCTACAATTACTGATGGAGTTATAACTGGTGCTATCGTAACAAATCCAGGATCTGGGTATACATATGCAAATTTAAGTCTATCTGCGGGTGGATCGGGTGCAGCATTATCCCCTTGGTTATTCAATGGTACTATTGCTCTCAATGCACAATTCGAATCAGAATCACAAGCAGTTATAGGAAACTTATTGGGTATTTCTGTTATATCTGGTGGTTATGGATATTCATACGCAACTGCTATTATTATAGGAAATGGTACGGATGCAACTGCAACAGTGACAGTGTCTAGTGGTAGAGTTACAAAATTAACAATCACTAACAGAGGAACTGGTTACAATTGGGCAAACATTGTAATTAGTGGTGATGGATACGGTGCGACTGCCAGACCAGTTTTATCTCCATACGGTGGACTTGGAAAGGATCCTGTGAATCAATTTGCATCTAAATCTTTGATGTTCTATTCGGATTTATCTTATAATTTGAATCAAGGTCTTTCATTAGCTAATGATTACAGACAAATAGGTATTATAAAAGATCCTGTTCGTTATAGTGATAAGAAAACATTAAAATCTAATTTTGCTACTTGCTGCTGGAAAATAGATTCGGGGAGCACTATATCAGATGTTGCACTTGATGATATTGTTACTACATATTCTAACTCGGTGTTATATTCTTTTAGAGTAGTTTATGTAAGTGGATCAAGTATTTTATTGATACCGATAGATAATGGTATCCCAACATTAGGTATGCAGTTCACTAAACCAGTTACTTCGGGTACTGCTCCTACATTTACTGCAAATGCGGTTGTTCCACCTTCTGTTGACAAATATTCTGGTGATATAGTGACGATAGATAACGAAGTGTCATTCAATGCATACTCTGCTGTTATTAGAACTATTGTAAATTTCTAATAAATAATAAAAACTAACAATCTCAGGACAGAATAAATGAAAGACCAAAATGTGGAACCATATTTCGATGACTTTTCAAATGACAATAAGTTTTATAAAATATTGTTTAGACCTTCTGTCGCGGTTCAGGCAAGAGAATTAAATCAATTACAGAGTATTCTCCAAAATCAAATAAAATCTCAGGGCGACAGCATATTTAAAAATGGTACTCGTGTTATTCCTGGAGAGTTTGCTATCAACTCCAATTTTGATTATGTTAAGTTAACAGGTATTGGAGATACTGTTGATATTACTAATTTAGTTGGTACTATTCTTTCTGATAATAACACTAATCCAGAATTAGGATTGCAAGCACTAGTAATACATGCAGAACCTGCAACTATATCCGATCCTGTTACATTGTATGTACAATATACAAATTCATCGAGTGCAAAAGTTTTTGCAAATTCTGCATCATTAAGAACTTTGAATGGGACTACTTATACTGTTACTGTTGCGGGTTCTTCTTCAACAGGTAAAGGAACAATTGCTTCTGTAAAAAAGGGAGTATATTATATCAACGGTTATTTTGTTCTCAATAATGAACAAACTATTGCAGTTGACAAATATAATGTACTGACAACTGCATTAACTTTAAATACTAGAATAGGGTTTACAATATTAGAAGATTTTATAACTCCTGATGATATTGGATATGATGCTTTACTTGATAATGCTCAAGGTTCTCCTAACTATGGTGCACCTGGAGCACACCGTTATTTTATTGATCTAATTTTATCTTCTGTAGATATAGGCACTTCTGAAACAGGATTTATTGAATTAAGTAGAATAGTAAATGGTGTTTTGGTTAAAGATAGTTCTAAAACTGATTACAGTGAATTAGAAAAAACTTTAGCAAGAAGAACTTATGATGAAGCAGGTAACTTTTTAATTGATGGGTTTGTTCCAGATATAAGAGAACATAGAGATAATAATAGAGGTGCTTGGTCAGCAAGTAACAATTATATTGCAGGTGATATTGTAACAAATAGTTCTATTAATTATGTTGCCTTGGCATATATCGCAGCAAGTGCAACTGCACCTACACATACTACAGGTATTGTATCTAATTGGATGCAGTCAAATGCACCAATTTATAATAGAGGTATTTATCCAGCACATCCTACAGATTCTATATCTAATATTGCTGGATATGGTAATGAATCAAAGTTTGCTGCTGGATTCTCTCCTGGAAAGGCATATGTTAATGGGTTTGAGATTCAGAAAATATCATCGACGTATTTACCTATTAGTAAACCAAGAACTTATGCTACAGAAACAAGTGCTTCAATATCTACAAATGTTGGTAATTTTGTACAAGTCACAAATGTGCACAATTTACCATCATTAACTATTTGCCCAATTGTTACAATTTATTCAGATATTACTGCAACTCCAGGTGCATCTGCAGGAAATGCAGTTGGTACTTGCCGTATACGTGGTATAGAACAAGATGGAACATACACACGATTATATTTGTTTGATGTGAATATGAATGCAGGGTTATCTTTTGCAAGATATGCTAAAACATTCTATTGGCAAGCAGGTAGTTCACCTAGTTCTACAACTGATTTTACTGCATCTATAACACCTGACACTTATTCTATATTGTTGAATGGTGGTGTTACTGTATCCTCTGGTACGGTTACTTCAATTGCTGGCGTAAATACTACATTCAAAACTGATTTAGTTGCTGGAGATTGGATATATTTTAAGAATGACAGTGGTACAGGTTTTAGTGTTAAAGTAAGTAGTATATCAAATGATAATTTAATTGTAATACCATCAACATCATTAAGTGGTATTATAACTACAACGGCAGTTTATAGAATTCAGACATCATTAGTAGAAACAAATAATAATGCATTGTTATTCCCACTACCTCATAAATCAATTAAATCTGCAGATAATTATGTTTATTATGTAATAGAATCTGTTGGTGTTGCATCTGCAACTGGTTCCACAATAACTTTAAGTACGACTGATGGTACTTACGAGTCAAATACTTCTAACTATTATGCTCAAGATGGATCTGGTAATACTGTTAACATTACAAGTGTTGATGCAAGTGCAATCAATACCGCAACATTAACATTTGGTTCTACTCCAAGTACATCTTATAAAGTTTGGGCAACTGTCCGTAAAGTAGGAACCTCTAAAACCAAAACATTGACAAGTGCTACACAAACATTTACATATACTAATGGTGCATCACTTAATACTAAATTAGTGTTGAATAATACTGATGTCGTTAGAATTGTAAGTATAATATCTAATTCTGTGGATATTTCTAATTGGTATTCTTTTGATTCTGGTCAAACTCCAGAAATGTATAATTATGGTACGTTGACATTAATACCAGCATACCCAATTCCAGTTGGCGATGTAGTAGTATCTTACCAATATTTTGTTCACGGGTCAGGTGATTTCTTTGATGCTACTTCTTATACAGATTATGCACATATACCTCCTCAATTAAGAGATGCAATAGACTTCAGACCAAGATCCGATGGTATGGCACTGAAGATGCCTAAACGTGGTTATAATGCAAGTGCAAACTTGACTTATTATATACCTAGAAAAGATAAAATTGCTATTAGTAATGTCGGTGATATATTTGACATTGCGGGTTCTCCATCATTATATCCAGGATTACCTGAAGAACCATCATCTGGTATGGTATTATGCACCTTGGATATTCCTGCATATACTTATACTGTTGATAGTATCAAACCTAATATCGTCAATAATAAACGATATACAATGCGTGACATAGGTAAACTAGAAACACGTATTAACAATTTAGAGTATTATACTTCTTTATCTTTATTGGAGCAAGAAACTGCTAACCTAAGCATACCAGATGCACAAGGATTAGACAGATTCAAAAATGGATTTATTGTAGACAACTTCTCAGGTCATAATATAGGTGATGTAGGTTCTGCTGATTATGTGTGTGCTGTTGATATGGAAAATAACGAACTTAGACCGTTCACTTCTCAAGATAATATTGGGTTGATTCCTTATGCAACTGGTTCTTCTAATCTAAATGTATATGGTGACTTGATTACATTACCACTGAATTCTACTACACCACATGTTAAGTTAGCAGAGAATTCATATGCATCAAGAACTGAATTCGTTAACCCATTTGCGGTGTTTACATTTATTGGTGATATGAAAATCAATCCTGCTTCTGATGATTGGTTCGAAGTTAATCGTAGACCAGATATCGTTAATAATGTTGATGGTAGTTTCAATACTATTTCGGAATTGGCAGAAAAAACGGGTGTATTGGGAACTGTATGGAATGCTTGGCAAACTCAATGGTCAGGTAAACCAATTGACTTAGGTACATTTAGGGCAAAAAATGCAATTCACTCTTATGCAGAATCTGTATCTAAAGGGCCTCTATCTGCATCTGATGAACTTGCTGCGGCAAACAAGTATTGGGGTGGAAATGCTTACAACGCCCGTAGTACAACATTTGATGTTACTGCTACCCAGATAGGCAAAGCAAGAACTGGTGTTAATACTAAATTAGTTTCTACTATTGAGAATAAGGTTATTGATGACAAAATATTGTCTGTTGCGACTATACCTTATATCCGTTCAAGATATGTATTAGTACAAGTTAAGGGGTTAAAACCAAAAACTACATTCTATCCATACTTCGATAATGTTGATGTTTCTTCATATTGTACAAGTGCAAGAAAATTAATTTATATTCCAGTATCAGGAACATTCGATACTTCAACAAATGCCAAAGAAGTACTGGCAACAGATTCTGCAAGACAAATTAATAGCGATTCTCAAATCTGTTTGAATGTTGGTGATAAAATTACAGGCAATACATCAGGAGCAAAGGCAATTGTAGTTGGCAAAGAGGTTTATAATAACCCAGTTTCGAATGCTCTTGAATATAGATTATATGTATTAAACGTGGTGGGAACTTTCACAAGTTCAGAAGTTATAGTCGGGGATATATCCAGTGCACATGGAACTTTTGTTTCACTTGAAACTCAACCAACTTCATTAATTTCAAGTGATAGTGGTTCAGTTAATTTATTGTTTAATATTCCACAATCGGATTCTATTAGATTTAGAACTGGTGATAGAGAATTTAAACTTATAGATGCAAATACTCCTACAGGTTCTTATACTTCACGTGGTAGGGCAACATACAGTGCTGTTGGTGTGATGCAAACTAAACAGGCAACGGTATTAGCAACTAGAAATGCAGAGATAGTTGAAGAAGCAGTATCGCAAAATGCAACTATTACACAAACAACTATTAAAGCAGTAGCAGGTACTGATACAGGGTGGTATGATCCATTGGCACAAACTTTCTTGATTGATTGTGCAGGTGGAGCATTCTTATCTAAAGTTGATTTGTACTTTGCTAAGATTGATAATAATTTACCTATTACTATTGAAATAAGAGAAGTAGTTAATGGATATCCTGGAAAAACAGTTCTACCATTTAGTAGAGTTACCTTAAATCCAAGTGATATTACGTTATCATCAAATACTGTAATTGATGCAGAAGGTGTATCTTATTATTCCTACGATACTCCTACTACAATATCATTTAGAAGTCCAGTACAAGTATTAAACAACAAAGAATATGCATTGGTGGTAATGAGTGATTCAAACAATTATAAAGTTTGGATTTCTAATATGGGAGATACAATTCCAGGAACTTCTAATGTTATTAAAGAACAACCTTATAATGGGGTGTTGTTTAAATCACAAAATGCATCTACATGGACTGCAAATCAAGACCAAGATTTGAAGTTTACTATTTGGAGAGCAAATTTTAATACGTCTATAACTGCAGTTCCAGTATTAACTAATACTAAAGTTAATGGAGTTATACTTAATAACAACCCAATTCAGACTTTAAATGGTTCTGCAGTGGTTAGAATTTGGCAGGATAATCATGGTTTCTCCAATACACAAAGTGTCCTCTTATCGGGTGCACCTGGTTTAGTCAATGGTGCTACAATTAACGGTACTTGGGCAGTGTCTAATGTTACATTAGATTCTTATACAATAACAAGTTCTACAACTGCAACCGCAACAGGTTATGTGGGTGGTGCTTCTATAAAAGCGACCAGACATATTAGATTTGATACTTTACAACCTAATATTAATGTACTAACGTTCCCAGAGACAAGTGCTACCTTTACATCAACTTCACAAGTATGGGGTGTTTCCAGCACTACAAATACCCAATCAATTATATTGAATGACAATAATAACTTTACTAGTTCACAATACGTAGATGGTAGTGGTAGTACTCCTTATACATTATCTATTACAGGAACTTTGAAAAGTACGAATCCTTCACTATCTCCTATTATTGATATCGGTCGGGCATCTGCTATCTTAGTTTCTAATAAAATAGACAGTCCTGCTTTTGGTACTACTAATGTTGCAGGTGTAGATCAGACTACTTTATTAACTGGTGCAACTTTTGCATTTAATGGTTCTACAATTACGGGTAACTCTATTCCATTGAGTAACGCTAAATTAAAAAGTATTATCCCAGGATCTTATATCCAAATTACTGGATCAACTACAGTAGGAAATGATGGTACTTACTTAGTGACTGATGTTAATACAACAACTGGCACTTTGACAGTAAGTGGTAAAACATTTGCAACTGAACCATCTGTAAGTGGAATACTATATTATTATCCACGATTTGTAGATGATATTACACCTGTCAATAGCACAACTACTAGTAAATATGTCTCAAAAGAAATCAAATTGGCAAACAGTTCTTCTACTATCAGAGTAAAACTTTCTGGTAGTGTACCTTATGCTGCTGATATAGTGGTATACTATAAAGTAGGAAATTCTGCCACAGATTTCAGTAAAACTAATTGGACATTATTACCACCAGATACAACTTTCCCTAAAGTTGCAGTCGGTTCTGATACATTTAAAGATGTTGACTATACTAAAACAACTGTTGCAACTTTTGAAAAGATTTCGATCAAAATTGTAATGAAATCTACAAATACTGCAGCTGTTCCTAGAATTAAAGATTTAAGGATAATTGCTTGTGCATAATTTTCTAAAAGTAGAAGGAAGTGATAGTTTAATACGAGATATGTCTACTCATGCTATTATTAACAATAATAGTACTGAATATAATAATTATATTAAACGCAAGAATAATAGTGTCGCCCAACAAGAAAAAATAGAACGGCATGAGAATGATATAAATAGTATAAAGCAAGACCTCCGAGATATACGGAGAATGCTTGTTCAACTTCTAGATACAGGAAAATAATAAATGGCAACAATTTTATTGAGAAATATTAAAGGTAGTCCATTAACGAATACAGAGGTTGATAACAACTTTCAATATTTGCTTAATGCTATTGGTGCAAATGGTTCTACAACTGTTCCTACTCCTACAGGAACAATTAATGGTAGTACAAGTGTACCTGTATTATCAGTTGCACCTACAATTACAAGTGCAACATTAATAACACCTGCATTGGGTACACCTGCTTCAGGTGTATTAACTAATTGTACAGGTACTGCTTCTGGTTTAACTGCAGGTAATGTAGTTACAAATGCAAACCTTACAGGTGCCATTACTTCTGTTGGTAATGCTACTTCTTTAGGTTCATTTACATCATTACAATTATTAACTGCATTGGTTGATGAAAGTGGTACTGGTTTAGTGGTATTCAATACCAGTCCTACTTTAGTAACACCTAACTTAGGTACTCCATCTGCAGGGGTATTAACTAATTGTACAGGTACTGCTTCTGGTTTAACTGCAGGTGCAGTAACAAACGGAGTTTATACTGCAGGTGATCAAACTATAGCAGGCAACAAAACTTTTAGTAGTACTATTTTAGGTAATATATCTGGTAATTCTGCAACTGTAACAAATGGTGTATACAATAATCTTACTTATGCAAATCCAACTTGGATAACTTCATTAGCTGGATCAAAGATTACAGGGTATGTTGACAATGCTACAAATGCTACAAATGCTACAAATGCAACCACAGTAACAAACGGGTTTTACTTAACTGGTAATCAAACTGTAGTTGGTAACACTACATTCACAGGTACATTAGGCGTAAGTTCTACTCTAACTGGTTCGGGTATCATCAATGGTACAACTATGCAATACGGTGGTATTGCAATGCCTCGTATGGTTCAGGTTTATGGCAATGCTAATGCAACATATAATATACCATCTTGGGTTAAACGAATCACTGTTAGTTATTTGACTTTAGTACCATCAGCAACTGGAATGATATTGTTTAGGATTAATAATTCAACTACAGGTTATACCACTACGGTTTCCCAATTTATTTCTGGTTCACCTGATTCTTATAGTGTTGCTGGTTTCAATAATACTGCTGTTGGATTTCCTTTTGTTAATACTACAAGTTCTAATGTAAGCATGTACGGGGTTCTAACATTAACACAAATCGGAACTTCTTGGGTGTTCAATGCGACCACTGATTATGGACAAAACGCACCAGGATGGATGTCTCATTCTATTGGTGCTTGGGGTGGTACATTAACGTCAATAACATTTGTGACAAGTACCAGTGCATTTGTGAATGGCAATGTTTCTATCATATACGAAGGTTGATTAACCTAATAAGGAATAGTAATGGCAGTCCAGCATATATTCAATAGTCCAGCAACTGACGGTACTAATTCCAGTAAGATACAACCATCTCACTGGAATTCTTATCATAACCAATACATGACTATTGCAGGTAATACTGCAGGACAATCGACTGTATCTGGTACTAATATAGTTTTCCAGGGTGGTAACAATGTTACATTATCTGCCAATACAGGTGTAGGTGCTGCTTCTATTATTATCAGTGCATATCCACAAGGTGTTGGAATGTCATTCGGTGGAACAAATATATCTGGTACAGTAAATACATCTGGAATTCAATTATCAGTTGCACAAGGTGTTGGTACTTCATTCGCTGGAACGAATATATCTGGTACAGTAAATACATCTGGAATTCAATTATCAGTTGCAGCACCTTCCGCTGCAGGATATCAAGATTACTTCATGCTAATGGGAGCATAAATGACAACTGCATACAAAGTATTAGGTCAAGTATCACCTTCAGCAACAACAGCAACAACATTATATACTGCATCTTCAGTTCAAGCAGTCGCATCTACATTGTCTGTTTGTAACAGGGGTGTACCTACAAATTATAGAGTAGCAGTAAGACCTGCAGGTGCTTCACTTGCAAATCTTCATTACATTGTATATGATTCAGTTATCAATGCCAATGATACAGTATTTTTAACAATCGGAGTTACTCTAGCATCTACAGATGTAGTAACCGTTTACGCAGGGACTGCAAACTTATCATTTAGTTTATTTGGTTCCGAGATTAGTTAATGAGCAATAGAATAGTTACAAATGGTGGATCATCTGTATCAAGTAGGTCGTTAAAACAAGATCAAACAAATAATATTCTAACAGGTCGCAGACCTTGGGTCAGGAATCCTTCTTGGCCGACATTACCTACAGTTCTCTCTACAGATAATAAAGTAGTAGGTCTGGTAAAGGTGTTTAATGGAAGCACTGATGCGAATGGAATTGCATTTATTATATCAGGTGCATATACTGTTGACTGGGGTGATGGTAACGTTGAGAATGTTGCTACAGGCGTCCGTGCACAACATTTATATGATTATAATAATAGCAATCTTGCCAATACAAATGCACCTGTTACATTTCAAGATGCAGGAGATACGGTTATTCGTAATAGTCATGGATATCAAGAGGGGATGCAAGTAACCTTCTTTTCTATCACTTCTACAACTGGCATCTCTATAAATGTACCATATTATATTATAAATGTAACAACTAATACATTTCAATTATCGACTACTTATAATGGTTCTGCAATTGCATTAACTACCGATGGTTCGGGAATCCTTCTTAATTATAAATTATCAATTGTAACTATAACACCTCAAAGTGGTCAAACACTTACCCAATTAAATTTCCTGCAATTCTATGGTGGGGTATCATTAAATGCAAATATACCTTGGGCAGAACTTATAATATCTGCACCTAGTGCAACTCTTTGTGCAGTTGGTTCAGGTACATCAGTACAATATTATAGTGATTTAGAACAATTAACAATTTTATCGAGTGGTACTTCTTCAATGTCAGCAATTGGTTCCAATATGCCGAATTTGTATAGTGTACCGTATATTGGTAATGCAAGAAACCCATCGTTATTGGATTATGCATTCACTGGTTCAAGAAAGTTAGAATATGTAGGTACATTTAACCTAACATTTCCACCTACAAGTGTTACCTTTATGTTTGAGAAATGTTATGCTCTGATTACTGCTCCTTATTTTGATACTAGTGCAGTTACTAATTTCACAGCAATGTTTAACGGTTGTTATTCTCTTAAGAATGTACCTAATTACAACACTGCGTCAGGAACAAATTTCACGATTATGTTTCAGAATTGCACATCATTAGTTAATTCTCCTAAATTAAGTCTATCTGGAAATACAAGCAATATGTTTGTTGGATGTTCAGCATTAAAATACGTACCTAATATGAGCACTTCAACTGTAACTAATACATCTACCATGTTTCAAAATTGTTATTCGTTGGAATCGGTACCTGATTTCGATTTATCTGCGACAACTAATACATCATATATGTTTCAAAATTGTTATTCGTTGAGGTCATTCAATGGCAATATGAATATGCCCAACAATACAAATACAAGTGATATGTTTGATACTTGTTCAACATTATCTTATGTTAGTCCTATAGTATTTAAAACTGGTAATTCCGTAGTTACTACAACTAGCATGTTTTTTGCTTGTTATGCTCTACAGTTCGCACCTAATATAACAAATCCAAGTGCTTCGAATGGGTTAACTTCTATGTTTTATTCTTGTATTGGTATTCCTGAGATTCCAGCATGGGATTTGAGTGGTGCTGGTAATATAAGCAATGCCTTCTCTTACATGTATGATTTAGTTTCTTTTAAAGCAACTGGAATGAAATGGAATGCAGATTTTACTTATTGCAGATTATCAAAGACTGCTATAGAAAGTATATGTAATACAGGTTTGGGTACTTCTGCAAGTGGTTCTGGTACATTAACAATAACTCAATGTCCAGGATCTACGTTAAACCCAGCAGTTACCACAACTATCACTGCTACTGCAAAAGCATTAACTGGCACAGTTGCATCTAGTGTTGGGTTAGTAAATGGTATGTTAATGTCTGGTTCATCTTTGAATACATGGACTACTGCTACCTCAATGGCAACTACCGTAAGTACTAGTATTATTACTTGGACAGGTCATAACTTTTCAAATGGTACTATTATATCATTTAAAACTATTGGTACAACTACTGGAGTTGTTATTAATACAGTATATTATATTGTTAATGTCACTACGGATACATTCCAAGTTTCTGCTACATCAGGTGGTTCTCCTATTACATTTACAGGTACAAGTTCTACAGTTACTATGGTCTGGCCGCAATATATAACTTCGATAGTTGGAACTACTATAACTTTCAGTGCTCCATTTGGTAATACAGGTACTACCATATCTTCTTCATTTAGAAATTTAGACACTGCACAGGCATATTTAAAGGGGTTTACAACAGTTTCTTATTAGTATAAATACAAGTATAAATACAAAATATAATTTAATATGAGAATATAATGGCACTTGAACCGCAAATTATATCATCCTACGATGGTGGTAAACATAATGTTAATCTTGACGAGACTATTTCAAGATTAACACAGGATAAATCTTACAGAGATATGTCTTGTATAATGATTGTACCTTGCTTTGGTCAGATTCCGACTAAGGCAGTTGCAAGTTGGATGAATTTATATTCACCTCCTAATGGAAAGTTTACACGGTTGTGGGCTATGGGTATGGAAGTTGGTAAGGCATTTTCAAGTGCAATTGAAAGTATTCTTGCTCACCCAGATATGGGTAATTGGAAATATATTATTACATTGGAACATGATAATATACCACCTCCCGATGGCATTGTCAAGTTACTCACTCAGATGGAAAATCACCCTGAGTTTGCGTGTATAGGAGGATTATATTTTACACAAGGACCTGCAGGGGTTGCACAGATTTGGGGAGACCCTAATGATCCAGTTACTAACTTTAGACCACAAAAACCAGACCCTAATGGTGGTTTAGTTGAATGTTGTGGTACTGGAATGGGGTTTAATGTTTTTAGACTAAATATGTTTAAAGATGAGCGATTACGAAAACCTTGGTTTACTACACAAACAGAAGGTGGGGTATCGACTCAGGATTTATACTTTTGGTCTGATGCTAGAAAGTATGGCTATAGATGTGCAATTGACTGCGATGTGAAGGTGGGCCATTATGACCTTGATGGAAAACGTGGTGGCATAGAAGATTATGTTTGGTAATAAATAGGATAATGATATGAAATTAGATATGGGTTGTGGAAGTAAGAAACAAGAAGGATTCATTGGTGTTGATCAGTATGAGATGGAAGGTGTTGATGTAGTTCTAAATATAGGTGATGATACTTGGGAATGGGAAGATGGTTCAATTGAAGAAATTCATGCATCACATTTTCTAGAGCATCTTACTGCTAAACAACGTGTTCATTTTATGAACGAAGCATATCGAGTATTGCAAGATGGTGGGAAAGTTACAATCATTACACCACATTGGGCAAGCAATCGAGCATACGGTGATTTCACCCATCAATGGCCACCAGTAGCAGAGATGTTTTATTATTATTTGAAAGAAGAATGGCGAGATACTCAAGCACCGCATACTGATATAAAATGGAATCCTGATGGGTTTTCATGTGATTTTAATGCAACATGGGGATATTCATTTTCGCCTGAGTTATCGGCAAGACACCAAGACCATATACAATTTGCATTGCAGAATTATAAAGAGGCGGCACAAGATTTGCACGCAACACTAATTAAACCTCAACTTAAAGAAGAATAGGAATAAACATGGGAATTCAATTAAATACCGCAACAGGTGGTTCAGTTACAATAAATTCAACACCAACTGGTTTAACAATGTTGGGTACTGGTACTTCTGCATCATTGGGTTATTTTGATGTAGGTGATAATGGAAATATTCGAATAGGTGGTGGGCTGCGGTCTGGTGGGGTGCTACCTTTGGGTATCGATCCAACTTTATTCAGCGATTGCATTGCTATAGGGGATGGTGCTGGTGCAGGCAGTACTGGTGCTGCCGCTTGTATATTTATCGGCGAAAGCAGCGGTGGATATTCGACAGCTGGTTCATTTGATATACTGATTGGGGTCGATGCTGGTGGATCGTCGTTAGGCGGTAGTTATGGTGCAGTAGGTGGACATAATATCCTTATTGGTGAGTGCGCCGGTGGAGAAACTTCACAGGGTATTAGTAATACTATGCAACACAGTGTTGCTATTGGTTGGCAAGGATCTTTGGAGAGGTCGAATGGTACTACTTCTGGTGCACCACAGGGTGGTGGTGGTTCTGCTGGTTATTTCCCGAGATACGGTCTTTTTCTTGGATGTACTCAGGCGACAAATCCAACTAATAATTTCGAATTTATTAGGGCACAACAGTCTAGATCACCTTGCGGTTCTGGAGAGATTCCTGGCATTGTATTAAACGGGTTCCAGTTACATGGGGCATCTTCTGCAATGAAATTTACTACCAGTGCAGGAGCAGTTTTAACCGCACCACCTTGTATAGTTACCAATACTACAGCAAACCCAGTCTTAACTTGGACTGATGTAGCAAGTGAATTGCTTTTATACTCAAACACCTCGACAACAGGTGCGTTATTACCGTATACGAATGATATACACTCAAATGTGGGTGATTGCGTTTGGTACTTAAATCAATGGGTAAAATGGCACATATATAACACAAGTGCACTTGCACAAACATTGACAATAAACCAACCAGCAATAACAGGTGGCACTTGCTCAATAGGTAACAATGTAATTAACTATGCAGTGGCACTAGCAAGAGCACCATCAATAGGTATACCTGTTACAGGTACTGGTATCCCTGCAAATACTATTGTTATAGCATCTACCACAACAAACGTTACACTTGGTACAAGTGCAGGTGTAGCATCAAACGTGACAGGTACTGCTATTGTTTCTGGTACTTCGGTTACATATAGCGAGCATGTATGGGCATATACACCAGCATCTGCTGCAATTGCACCAAATACAGCGGCAACTATCATTACTCAAAAAGTAGGGACTGTTGCTTATTCATACTATAAATCAATAAGAATTGCTTAACATAACTTAACTCGGAGATATCATGTCAATTTTAAAAGGTACGTTCATTACAAACTTAGGTAAATTCTTCAAAGATTTATTTAAACAATCATTACAAAAACAATTAGATATTCTTGTTCCTATCGCAAAGGATGTAGTTGCAAAAGTAGAGTCAGACCCAACTATTATTCTTGACAAAGGGAAACAAGTAACTGCGGTTTCTTTAGTGCTTGCTGAATTATTACAAAAAGAATTGACATTCTTACCTCGTGTGATAAACCTTGCAATTGAAATTGCAGTGGTAGATTTCAAAGGTATCTAACATGAATATAAATCAATTAATGGAAGTATTCCAAGCAGGTAAATCTGTTGCGAATCCTCAAGCATGGAAGAAACATACTGTAACGATTAATACCTTATTGGTATTAATCTCAGGTGCATTGGGTATCTTGCATTATTTTGATTGTTCTTTCTGTCAATTCAATTTGACTGCAGAAGATCAATTAAGTATTGCTACTTTCGTTATGACTATATACGGTATATTCAATGCAGGTTCTACTATAGCAACATCTGATAAGATTGGATTCAAACCTAAAAACCTTGAAGAAATTCCATCAGAATTAGCAAATGATATAAAAGATTTACAATGAAATATATACTAATATTATGTGTATTATTATCTGGTTGTGCTAGGAATACTTGTCAAATTGCTATTGATAATTTACAACCATTACCTAAGATACCAAAAGATATAAATATACAATTAGAAGAAGGTTCATTTAAAGCAGATAATGGAGGTGTGGCATTATTACAAAATTATGCAAAAACATCTCGTGCAGTTACTGCGTTAAAAGAGTCGTGTTCGGATTAGGAGTTGTAATTCTACAAGGATGTTCCCAATTATACAGTACGTATGCAAGTTTTCAATCGTGTACTACAGAATACCCATATGTATCTTTGATGGGTCATTATGATTTAACTGGGCACTCGGATAGTTATTTTCAGTTTGTTTGCCCAACTATATTATCATATGGAACTTTAAAAATTGAAGGTTCCGATAAGAAAAAAGATATAAATATAGTAGAACCTAAGTATCAAGACGACTTACCATTTTAAAAAGATATAAATATAGTAGAACCTAAGTATCAAGACGACTTACCATTTTAAGAAGAAAATATGTCAAATAACTTAGAAATTAATCAAGGTGCTGATTACACAAGAACTGCAACCGTATTAAATGCGGCAAATGTTCCCATTAACCTAACGGGTTATAGTGTATCTGCCCAGATTAGAAAGAATTCAACATCGTCAACCTATGTGGCATTTTCTACTGCGGTAACCGATGTTGTTAATGGAAAAATATCTATTTCTTTAACTCATACACAGACTGCTGCTATGGCAGCTGGTAAATATGAATATGATATTTTTATTATAGGTACTACTGCACAGTATAAAGTGACAGATGGTATCATTACACTCATCCCTAGAATTACGAGATAAACCATGACTGATAATACAACAGAAACACCGTTGATTTGGACTACAAAAGGTAACTTACCTGAAAATGAACTAAGATTTGAACATAGTTGGTTAGATAACGAGGATTTTACTTCGTTAACTTTAACATACTATTTGGGAGAGGAATTAGTAAAATCTAGTACTCATGTTTATAACAGACAAACTATAGATTTAAGTGGATCAACATCAGATTTTTAATAACTATTTTTAATAACTAAAAAGGAAACATAAAATGGCAAGTACACAAGCATTAATGGCAACATTCAAAAAAGATTTACTAAATGGTATCCATGCATTTGGTACTACAAATACAAGAGCAGGAACTACAGCTGATACATTTTACGGTGCATTGATTTTAGATTCTGCTACACTCAGTGCAACATCTCCTGCGAATGGTTATTATGGTGGTACATTTGGTGGTGCAGCATGGTCTGCTACCGAAGTCAGTGGAACTAACTATACAGCAAATGGTGCAGCGATCACAAATGCAACTGCACCTGGCTTAACAAGTACTACTGCATTCTGGACTCCATCTTCACCATTAACTTGGACTAACGTAACTCTAAGTACTTCATTCAGTTCATTGTTCATTTATAATGCTACTGCTGGTACTACTACTACAAAACCAGGAGTTGGTGTATTTACTTTCGGTGCTACTACTGTATCTGCAGGTAACTTCACAATCAACTGGCCAACAAACGATTCAACTAATGCATTAGTTAAAATCGCTTAATTAATCATTTGTTACAAAAGGATCTATTGGGAAACTAATAGATCCTTTTTTTTCGTATAAATAAGATAACAATAATTAAAAGGATCATTCCATGCCAGCAGTTCAACATGTTTATTCAAATACAGTTGCAGATGGTGGTGATACTGGAGTAGTTCGACCTTCTGATTGGAATTCTTATCATAACCAATACATGACTATTGCAGGTAATACTGCAGGACAATCGACTGTATCTGGTACTAATATCGTGTTCAGTGGAGGTAATAATGTTACCTTATCGCTTGCAACTGCAGTAAATGCAGCAACCATTGTTATCAGTGGTGCAAACACAACCCAATTCTTAACAACTGCTATGCAAAGTGGTGCTGGTGTAAGTTTTGTATCAACTTCTCAATCATCATTATTCCAACAAACATCTGCAACAAGTGCAATTACAGCGAGTGCGTTAAACACAAGTCAATCATCATTATTCCAACAAACATCTGCAACAAGTGCAATTACAGCGAGTGCGTTAAACACAAGTCAATCATCATTATTCCAAGCTACTAGTGCAACAAGTGCAATTACAGCGAGTGCGTTAAACACAAGTCAATCATCATTATTCCAACAAACATCTGCAACAAGTGCAATTACAGCGAGTGCGTTAAACACAAGTCAATCATCATTATTCCAACAAACATCTGCAACAAGTGCAATTACAGCGAGTGCGTTAAACACAAGTCAATCATCATTATTCCAAGCTACTAGTGCAACA